TAATCATCTTTTACAGGCTGTACCTTTCCCCTTATGACATGGTCTCCAAAGATACCATACCATTTATCATCCTCATGAGTGAGTTGATCAACGTTGTTAAAGTCGTGTTGAAAATAAGGAAGCTCTAGATAGTCATAGATACGTCTGAGTTGTGACTCAGGATCTATGCACAAGTCTTCAAATTTAATAAATAAAATATGCTGATGTGTACCATCTACTAACACTTGGTATAGTCTGTCTATAGAAGGACCGATAGGTGGGTTAGCTGACCAAGTGGTTATTCTCTTATCTGTTGTGGTACCTGTAAGATTACCCCAGTTAGCAATGTTTGCATCAACAAGGGGGTTTGATCTGTATTTCTTTTCAAGAGATGCATAGATTGCTCTAAGATCTCTAATCATGCATATTATCTTTGGGTTGGGATCAAACTCTTTAAGCAATCTATATTCCATTCCCCAACCTCTAGACTTCTCCATTACATATGGTTTGTCTGTAATGTTATTATAGAAACCATATATTCCTCCCTTTAGATATCCTCTAAATCCATTGTCCATTAGAGTGGTGTCCTGTGCCTTAAACTCTAATCCATTAGAAAAATAGTTTCTAGCATTCATCATAAGCTCAAACAACCCAGACGTGGGAGTTGCATATATGTCTGGGTTTTGAGCAAGAATGTTTTGAATAAGTGTTGATCCAGCTCTTGGTAGAGAGCTGTTATAGAATATCTTTTTTAACATGTTGGTTTTGTTTCTATCTAAAGTGGTAAGTTCTCAAACTCTGTAATGGTCGTACCTTCTTCTGTAGCTATTGCTGAAAGAATTGTAGTATCATCTGTACCCCAATCTGCAATTGCTTCTCCAGAAAGAGTAACATAAACTTGATGAAGTGTTTCAAAAGATACTGGTACATTTTCTCCGTTATAATTAAAATTACCATATCTCACATGAAAATTTACAACATTTGAACCAAGTATATATGGTTCAGCAGTTGCTGTAATATACTCAGCAACAAGTTGTGTTTGTTCAAAAGGTGTAATCATTTGAGGAATAACTGCCTGAGGACTTATTTTACCAAATAACATAATTGTATATTTTATTGTTTTCTAATTGCTCTAAATAAACCACACAGTTTAGACCAAGATGAGTCTTCTAGTTTTGTAACAACAAACCCATTGTCTTCTAAAAACCTTTTGAGTCCGTGTCTATCTAACTTATACCCATCTATATAAGTGCCATCTACCTCATGAAACTCTCCAACAATCTCTTCTATCTTATATAATTGTTTTGATGTATAAAGGATGGGATATTCACTTCCTTCAATGTCCATCTTTAAAAACCTCACCTTATCAAACTTACTTAATACATCATCAAACTTTGTACAACTCACCTCCACTGTATCTTTCCAATCTCCATCTCTCACTCTGCCCATCCCTGTGTTCCAGTCTACAATATTACTTTCAAAGTTAATTGTTTTTCTGTCATCATCAGATCTCCACACAGCTGTATTATATAAATTTATTCCATACTTCTGTAAGTTCTCTTTAGCTGTATTATAGTTAGACTCGCTCACCTCAAACGTATGTATGTTTCTACTTCCTCTATCATAAGCAAGAAGAGAGAAACTTCCTACATGTGTTCCTAAATCTATTATAACATCCTCAGGATTAAATCTATCAACACCATATTCATTATTAATGTAACACTCCATGAACACTTGTCTTTCCCATGTGTTTCTAACTGTAAAATCTTTTCTTTCAGTTATAACATCTGCTAAAAATACTAACCATTCATTGAATCTAGAGTTCCAATCCCAAGTGTTTTTATAGACTATTGATTGATTTATTAAACGTGTATCTAATTGTTTTCTTATTAATATTTCTATATTAATTGCAAGACGTTTTGCAAATAATTCAGCATGTAGTTCAGGATCGCTCCTAAAAGAATATATATCAGCCCATCCTTCTGTAGTTTCTGGAAGTGCTCCTAAAGAAGATGTCACCACTCTTAGTCCAGCAGATAATGCTTCTATAACAGCTATACAAGATGTCTCTTCAAATGTACAGGGATAAGCTAGTATATCAAATGTAGGAAGCTCAGCTCTTAATTCCTCATTAGGAATAGATCCTCTATATACAACACCTGGGAGTGTTTTGCACTTTTCATATAGATGTTCATACTCACTATCATGTCTAGCAAAATCTGTTCCATAGATCTTACAGCTAGAGAATACATGTAGTTCACAATCGGTTGGTTGTAAGATTTCCCAAGCTCTTAATAATACATCAAGCCCTCTCCAAGGAGTGGATGTATAACAAAGCTTTATCTTACCATCATTTCTTGGTTTCCTGATTTCAGTTCCTATACATGCATTTTTTAATACATGTGTTTTATATCCAGGAATATTAAAATGTTTTCTGTATTGTTCAGCTTGCCAGTGTGATACAAAAACAAAATGATCAATCTTATCTATGTATTGAGGATCATTTAGAAACTGTACAGCTTCTTGATCATGAGATAACTGATTCCAATAGATTGTTATTTTGGAAAAGTCTGCTTGTGATATGTAGTTAAATATAGAGAAATGTTCTCTATAACTATCTGGTAATCTGCGCATTAGCTCATTGTACATGAGCTCTGTACCTCCCATTGGTTTATCAAACATATCCTGTCTTTTTTATAAAGGAATTAAAATCACCCTTGAACTTCTTAATTCCTATATGGTTGATGGTTATTGTAGGATCTATCCACACCTTGTATCCTAAACTCTGCCATTTCCTACATATAATGTAATCTTCACTTATCAGCACACCATCTTTTACAACAAGATCACATACCATTCGTTGTTCACTTCCATCATCAGTTTCATAAGGCTCACTCATCTCCCACAACTTCTCTAGAGCAAATCTAGATATTTTCATAAACCCAGTTCCTAAACCATCAACTTCTATGAGCTTATTATCAGAAGACCATTTTAAATTAGTGTCCAAAAGTTGTATAGTGTATCCCTCTTTCTCATCAGACTTTTTTACTAACGCAGCACCTACAATAGGTTCTGGTCTTTCTAACATCCTATAGAACCATTCAGCATCCCATTCAACATCACTATCTATAAAGAATAAATCATCATATCCTCCTTCTATAGCCAGTTTAAAGAGGGAGTTTCTAGCTCTCTGTACAAGAGAATCATAGCTCACATAAATAGCATGTACGTGTACATCCTTTTCATATGACATCTTAACGGTGGATAACAAACTGTTTGCAAACCAAACATCTATCCTACCATCATACGAAGGAGTGCCTATCAATACTCTACGCATAGAGCAAAGATAAGCACTCCTTTTTAATTACCCAACTTTATTTTCTACTATCTCTAGTCTAGCATCAAGTTCTTGAATTGCTTTAATAAGAGATGCTGTAAGTTCTTCATATGCAAGTCTATATGCATCTTTATTAGCGTCATACCCAAGAGCATCAAATTCAATATTTAATTCAGTAAGTACTTCTTTTAATTCTTGAGCAATTAAACCATAATGTTGTTTTTCACTTGCAAGACTTCCGTCCTTCTGACCATATTCATATTGACACTTTGTAACATATGAATCTCTATAATCCCAGTTATATATTACTGGTCTTAGTTTTTTAAGAAGCGTTAAGCCAAGTGTATCAGGAAGTGTTTGAATATTTGTTTTATCTCTACAGTCAGAAGCTAATGACCAAGTTGTATAGTAACAGTTACAAGCATTATTATTAGAAGTTCCCCAAACAGTATGACCAGCAGTGGCACTTGTAGCAGCACCACAACCTATAGCAATTGTATTATCAATACCAGTGGCAAGAGCACATTGTGCATTATGTCCAATTGCAATATTATTACATCCTGTAGTATTTCCAAACAATGCATTATAACCAACAGCAACGCTACGATTACCAGAAGTATTACATCTTAATGAGTTTGTACCAACTGCTGTATTAAAAATACCTGTTGTACTAGCTCTCATTGAACTTGTACCAACAGCAGCATTTCCACAACCAACTGTGTTAGCACATAAAGTTGCGTAACCAATCGCCATGTTGTCAAAACCTGTAGTGTTAGAACACATTGAGAATGCACCAACAGCCATGTTTCTACAACCTGTAGTGTTACTTCTAAGTGTACTAGTACCAACAGCCACGTTTGCTGCACCTGTAAGGTTTGCTTGCATTGAACAGAAACCTACAGCAACGTTAGCAGTAGCTGATGTGTTTCCAAGATTTGAGGTAAACAATGCATAGCTACCAATAGCAACGTTACATCCACCTGTAATATTACATCTCAATGCACACTGACCAATAGCAATATTATCAGCTCCTGTATTTGTTGTAGACAACGCTTGTCTTCCTATTGCTATATTCTTACTTCCTGTAGTGTTTGAATACAAAGCAGCTCTACCTACAGCTACGTTACTACCACCAATAGTATTTAATCGTAAAGCGAATATACCAAGAGCTGTGTTATCAACACCTGTTGAGTTACAAAAAAGAGATTCATTACCAACTGCTGTGTTACTAGTTCCTGCACTGTTGTTTGCCATAGCTCTAGTACCAATCGCTACGTTACTAGTGCCTTGACTTACATACAAAGTATATGCACCCACTGCAACGTTTGCTGTAACTGATGTAGTTGCAACGTTACTAGCTCTCATTGAATACATTCCCACTGCTGTATTAAAACAACCTGATGTATTAGCTGTTAGTGCAACAAAACCAACAGCAGTGTTGTTTCTACCAAAAGTGTTAGCACCTAGTGATGATTGACCAACAGCAGTATTACATGAACCAGAAGTGTTGGCTGCCAGAGCAGATGAACCTATAGCTGTATTTCTGTTACCTGTAGTGTTTGCTCTTAAAGCTAGATTACCAAACGCTGAGTGATATTGACCAGTAGTGTTAGTTTCTAAAGATCTGCTACCAAAAGCTACATTAGCCGTACCTGTTGTATTAGCTCTTAAAGCATAATATCCAACAGCAGTGCTTGCTGTGTTAGATGTGCTTGCAAAGTTTACTTGACAAAGTGCACCATGTCCAACTGCTGTGTGACATCCACCAGTAGTGTTAGCATTAAGTGCTTGTCTACCAATTGCTGTGTTTTTATTACCAAGTGTGTTAGCATTTAGTGAGTTTGCTCCAAAAGCACTATTACACAGACCTGTTGTGTTAGCACCTAATGAACCTGTACCAACTGCAGTATTAAGCTGACCTCCTGTATTAGCATCTAATGCTAGTGAACCAACAGCTGTGTTACTGTTACCAGTGGTGTTTGCACAGAGTGCATAATGACCCACTGCTGTGTTAAAGAAACCAGAGTTGTTTGCACAGAGTGTTCTTATACCAACAGCTGTGTTGTATTGACCAACAGTGTTAGTACATAATGTTTCTGTACCAATTGCTGTATTTCTATCACCAGATGTATTAGAACAAAGAGCATTAAAACCAAACGCTACGTTACTACCTACAGTGTTAGCTCTAAGAGCATTTGTACCCATTGCTGTGTTCTGACTAGCACCAACAATTGCTTGAAGAGTGTAAGAACCAACAGATACGTTATTGCTTCCACTAACGTTAGCAATCATTGCGTGTTCACCTAACGCTACGTTATCATTACCTATTGTGTTAGAACACAATGCTTTATAACCAACAGCAAGGTTATCAGGACCTGATGTATTTTTAGCTAAAGCATAGGCACCCACTGCTGTAGATCCTCCAGTAGTGTTAGCGTTTAGAGCACAATGTCCTATTGCTGTAATATTAGATCCTGTTGTATTAAAAGTTAAAGCAGATCTACCAACAGCTGTGTTACCATTACCTGATATATTACAATACAATGCTCCATTTCCAATTGCTGTATTACCACAACCTGTAGTGTTATACCTTAAAGAACCAGAACCAACAGCTGTGTTAGAAGTACATGTATTCCGTTGTAAAGCATTTGTACCAACTGCTGTATTAGCAAGACCTGTTACATTTGCACACAAAGCGTTTTGACCAACAGCAACGTTATTAGCACCTGTTGTATTAGAAAACAAAGCATATGAACCCACGGCTGTAGATCCCGATGCTGAATTGCTCTGAAGAGCAAAAAATCCAACTGCTGTATTACAACCAGCTGCTCCAGTTGCTATTAGAGTTCTATCACCAATAGCTGTGTTTCCACAACCTGATGTATTACCTCTTAATGCTCTCCAACCAACAGCTGTGTTAAATTGACCACTAGTATTTGAACATAGAGACTGACTACCAACAGCTGTATTACAACCGCCAGTTGTATTACTAAGCATCGAGTTTGCACCAAGAGCAGTGTTATAATTACTGCTACTTAATGTACTTAATGCTTTATAACCAAATGCTGAGTTTTGAAGACCGCCAGCACAGTTTGCATTGTGACCAACAGCTGTGTTTGTTACACAACGACCGTTACCAAAACCAACTCTTACACCAGTAGTTCCATTAAAGTTTACACAGAGGTCACCATTGCCTGATATTTGACATGTTTGACTTGTTCCTATAGAAGAGCCTGTATCGAAGTAGGCTATATAATCTTGTGTTCCACTAACTGCTCCAGAGGCACCACTAGTACCTGAAGTACCAGCAGCTCCACTTACACCAGAGGTACCTGCTGTACCATTACCACCACTTGTACCACTAAGTCCAGTAGTACCACTTGTGCCACTCACGCCTGTTGTACCAGATGTGCCACTAACTCCACCAGTTCCAGAAGTTCCAGATAAACCACTAGTACCATTAGTTCCGCTTACACCTGTTGTTCCTGAGGTTCCACTAACACCTGAAGTACCAGAAGTACCACTTACGCCACTTGTTCCAGACGTACCACTAACACCAGCTGTACCACTAGTGCCTGATACACCACTTGAACCACTACTACCAGAGGTAGAAGAAGTACCTGACGTTCCACTAGTTGCTGCTACACCAGATGTTCCTGATGTACCACTTACTCCAGAACTACCACTTGAACCAGATGTAGAACTTGTACCAGATGTGCCACTTGTGGCTGCAATACCTGATGTACCACTAGTTCCAGACGCTCCAGAGGAACCTGATGAACCGCTTGTTGATGATGTTCCAGAGGTACCTGAAGTAGCAGCTACACCCGAAGTACCTGAGGTACCAGATGCACCGCTGCTTCCAGAAGAGCCTGAAGAACCGCTACTGCTTGATGTACCACTTGTACCAGATGTACTACTAACACCAGAAGAACCACTTGATCCACTAGACCCTGATGATCCAGAAGATCCACGAGTACCAGATGTACCACTTGTTCCACTAACACCACCAGTGCCTGATGTTCCACTAACACCACTTGTTCCGTTTGTACCAGAAACTCCACTAGAACCACTGCTTCCAGATGTACTTGCTGTACCAGAAGTTCCTGATGTTGAAGCAACACCTGATGTTCCTGATGTGCCTGACACACCACTAGACCCAGAAGATCCACTGCTTGATGACGTACCTGATGTACCACTTGTAGACGCTACACCACTCGTACCACTTGTACCAGATAAACCAGAACTTCCAGAGGAACCGCTGCTTCCACTAGAACCACTAGAGCCCCGAGTACCAGAAGTACCTGATGTCCCACTAACTCCAGATGTACCATTTGTACCAGAAACGCCTGAAGTTCCATTTGTACCAGAAATACCTGATGAACCAGATGATCCTGATGTAGATGCTGTTCCGCTTGTACCACTAGTAGCTGCAATACCAGATGTGCCAGAAGTACCTGACAATCCACTGCTACCAGAACTACCAGAGGTACTAGACGTACCAGAAGTACCACTAGTAGAGGCAATTCCTGATGTACCTGAGGTACCTGAAACTCCTGATGAGCCAGAAGATCCGCTTGATCCTGATGAACCAGACGAGCTACTTGTACCACTAGTACCACTTGTGGAAGAAACACCAGATGAACCAGAGCTTCCACTTGATCCAGAGGATCCTGATGTACCTTTTGTACCAGATGTACCAGACGTACCATTTGTACCACTCACTCCACTAGTGCCATTTGTTCCTGACACTCCACTTGTACCATTGGTACCACTAACACCACTTGAGCCAGATGACCCACTTGTGCTGCTAGTACCACTAGTACCACTTGTTGATGCTATACCAGAAGTTCCACTAGTCCCTGAAAGACCAGAAGAACCACTACTTCCTGAGGATGAACTTGTACCTGATGTACCAGAAGTTGCAGCTACACCACTAGTGCCAGATGTACCACTAAGTCCAGATGAACCTGATGATCCACTACTACCACTTGATGAAGCTGTGCCACTTGTACCTGATGTAGATGCAATACCACTAGTGCCAGATGTGCCAGATGCACCTGAGCTTCCAGATGATCCTGAGCTACTGCTTGTACCACTAGTACCGCTTGTACCACTTACACCAGATGATCCACTAGAGCCACTGGATCCAGATGAACCACTAGACCCAGAGGTACCTTTTGTACCACTAGTTCCACTTGTACCATTAGTACCAGAGACACCACTAGTTCCGTTTGTTCCACTAACCCCAGAAGTGCCACTTGTTGCAGCTACTCCAGAGGTACCACTAGTGCCACTCACTCCATTGGTGCCTGATGTTCCAGATACACCACTAGAGCCTGAACTACCGCTTGTGCTAGAAGTACCTGATGTACCGCTAGTAGCAGCAATTCCAGAAGTTCCACTAGTACCAGAAACACCACTACTACCTGAGCTACCACTAGTAGAACTTGTACCGCTTGTTCCAGATGTAGCAGCAACTCCTGATGTTCCAGAAGTACCTGAAACTCCATTAGTACCACTTGTTCCAGAAACACCGCTACTTCCACTAGAGCCACTTGTACTAGCTGTGCCTGATGTTCCACTCGTTGAAGATTGTCCACTTGTTCCACTGGTGCCACTTAAACCAGAGCTACCAGAAGAACCTGATGTTGCACTAGTACCACTAGTTGCAGCAACACCACTTGTTCCACTTGTTCCACTAACTCCATTAGTACCTGAAGTGCCTGAAGCACCTCCTGTACCACTAGTGCCACTTAAGCCACTAGTTCCACTTGTGCCTGATACACCTGATGTACCAGATGTGGCAGCAATACCAGAAGTACCGCTTGTGCCACTATTTCCACTAGAACCACTAGATCCTGCAGATCCACTAGTTCCAGATGTTGACGATTGACCACTTGTGCCTGAGGTACCACTCACACCACTAGAACCACTACTTCCACTAGAAGCAGAAGTACCAGATGTTCCAGAAACTCCACTAGTTCCACTAGTACCACTATTACCAGATGAACCACTTGAACCAGATGATGCAGAAGTACCACTAGTACCGCTTACACCATTGGTTCCACTAGTGCCAGAGTTACCTGACGTACCAGACACTCCAGAGCTACCTGAAGATCCACTAGATGCTGAAGTTCCTGAGGTGCCACTAACTCCGTTTGTACCTGAGGTTCCAGATATACCAGAAGAACCGCTAGACCCAGAAGAAGCAGATGTACCACTGGTACCTGCTATTCCACTAGTGCCTGAAGTTCCACTATTTCCAGATGATCCAGAGGAGCCACTTGTAGCACTTGTGCCAGAGCTTCCAGAATTACCAGAAGTTCCACTTGTGCCAGACTGACCACTAGTTCCTGATGTTCCATTGTTACCAGAAGTACCAGACACACCATTGGTGCCACTAGTGCCACTGTTTCCTGAGGTGCCAGATGTACCATTGTTACCACTAGTACCTGAGTTACCAGATGTTCCAGATGAACCGTTATTACCACTAGTTCCACTTATTCCAGACGTACCAGATGTAGAAGATTGACCAGAAGTTCCACTAGTTCCACTATCACCACTTGTTCCATTATTACCACTAGTACCGCTTATTCCACTTGTACCAGAACTTCCACTAACGCCAGAAGTTCCTGAAGTTCCATCATCACCATTTATACCTGAGGTGCCACTTGTTCCACTGTTTCCAGAAGAACCAGAGCTACCGTTATTTCCACTTGTACCTGACAAGCCAGATGTACCGCTTGTACCATTTTGTCCATTGGTACCTGATGTACCACTAATACCACTGGTACCAGATGTACCATCATCACCATTCAAACCACTTGTACCTGACGTACCACTGTTTCCAGAGGAGCCATTATTACCACTTGTACCAGATTCACCTGCTGTTCCAGAACTACCTGACAAACCAGAAGTGCCAGAAGAACCACTGTTTCCACTTGTACCGCTTGTAGAGGATTGACCACTAGTACCAGAAAGTCCAGAAGACCCACTGGTGCCAGAGCTACCACTATCTCCTGACGTACCACTAGTTCCATTCACACCTGATGAACCACTGTCTCCAGAAGTACCACTTGTACCTGTACCTCCACTAGTACCACTAGTGCCGTTATTACCAGAAGTTCCATTTATACCACTTGTGCCACTTGTCCCACTGTTACCACTAGTTCCACTTTCACCAGATGTACCACTGCTACCAACAGCACCAGACGTGCCACTAGTACCAGAAATACCACTTGTTCCAGAAGAACCTGTTGCACCAGATGTACCACTAGACCCACTATCACCGCTAGTTCCAGATACACCAGAACTTCCACTTGTACCAGAGTCTCCAGAAGTTCCACTATTACCTGATGTACCACTAGAGCCAGTAGCTCCACTAGTACCTGAGGTTCCTGTACCTCCGCTTGTACCTGATGTACCAGTTCCACCTGATGTTCCGCTAGTACCAGATAAGCCTGATGTACCAGAGTCACCTGAGGTACCACTAGTTCCTGTTCCTCCAGAAGTACCAGAAGAGCCATTGTTACCAGATGTTCCACTGGTTCCTGTGCCACCACTTGTTCCAGAAGTTCCGCTTATTCCAGAGGATCCAGAAGATCCTGAGCTACCAGAACCACCAGAAACACCTGATGTACCTGATGACCCAGCTTGTCCACTTGTACCAGAGGAACCTCCTATACCAGAAGTACCACTACTACCTGTGCCACCTGAAGTACCACTTGTACCAGACACACCTGTTGCACCGCTAGTACCAGATGTACCACCTTGACCAGAAGTACCAGATGTACCTCCAGCACCTGAGGTACCTGAAGAACCAATACCTGATGGGAAGTTTCCTAATGAACCATCACCTCTAACATATTGATTTATAGTACCTGTACCAGTTACTACTAAAGTTCCAGATGAGGTGATTGGATTACCAGATACAGCAAATGCTGAAGGCATTTGAAGATCTACACTTGTGACTGTTCCTACAGACCAAGTTCTATTAGCTGACAAATCATAGGTTACACCATTGATCGTGATAGTTCTACTATCAGGAACTGGTGTATAACCAAGAATGCCTATTATATCTAAAGCAGTGAGAGGAGAAGCTGATGTAACTAATCCCTTACCATTTACAGCAAATTTAAGAGGAGTGTCTGTACCATACACATTGGCATTCACTGTAGCAAGTGTAGTTGTAAGAGGAACACCTGTGGTTCCAACACCTGTTACATCTCCTTGTAAAATGATTGAGCCAGAAGGAATATTTACAGCTGTGGTGGTAATATTAGTTACCAATCCCTTACCATTCACAGTCACTACAGGAATCAATGTAGATGATCCATAAGTGCCTGGGTTTGAGTTAACTGTAGCTAATGTAAAAGGAACGTTACCTGGACCAGATGCTGTACCATCACCAGTGAGACCAGTGATATAGTTACCAGCAGGCTGATAGGATGTAGAATCTAAAGAACCATCTCCCTTAACAAACTGGCTTGATGTTCCTCCAGAGGTAATGAATGCAGATGATTCAATAGTACCTGTAAGTTCAAATGTATAACCAGCACTGTTAATTACGGTGTTTTGATTCAAAGAACCTCCCAACTTTACAGGTTGACCAGGTGCTGTTTGAATAATACCGTTTTGAAACACGTATCCTATTGATGCATCTGCAAACTTAGCATCTATCTTTTCTAGAGCAGTTTGAAGATTATCATTAGTATTGATGCCTGTATAAATGAGATTAGCACCTTCGTAAAATACGCAGGTGCTATTCAGTATAACTGGACAGGGGGTGGCTCCACAAGTAACGTTCATGTATATTAAGTTATGGTGCTATAGTAGTAGTTGTAGTGGTGGTTGAAGTACTAGTGCTAGTAGTTGTAGTAGTAGTGCAAGCACAACTATTGTTAATCTTCAGAAGGATATCCTCAAGGGTATCTCCTGGAGCTACATCTAAATTAGCAAGATACTCACCATCATAAATCACACACACAGAGTTAATGTGTGTGGCACACGTTGGGCAAATTGTAGCAATACGCATAGTTACAAAGTTAATTGTTTTAAATGATTTTCAATGACTTAGAAGAAAGTTTTAGACATAATATAGCTATACAATGTCCCTTTTATAGGCTAACTGGTCTAGCCTGAGACTGTGCTCTGATACCTAGATCTTTAGCAAGCTCTGGATAGAACATTGGAAGCATTCCAGCTGCCTGATTAGCTACAGGGAATGTCTTCATCAAGTACTTTATCACTTTGGTTTTCTCTACAAGCTCCTCATCACCAACTACCAATCCAAACATTTCAGTGTTGAAATTTACAATAAGCTTTTTAAAATTATTTAAATAGGTTGTTGATGGGAATATTCCAGAGGATACAAGACTTGTCAAACTAGTTGGATCATAGAAGTAAGCCAATTCATCCTTAATCTTGTCAGCAGCTCTAAGCATAAACTTATATTGATTCTTAACTGCAGCATCCTCATCATCATCTGGAGCATTTGCTTTTAGTCCAAGATAGAGAGCATATATAGTTAACATAAACATCAAGTCTACAAGTTGTCCTTTGATGTTCTTTCTAGTAAGGTCAATAAACTGAGACTCAGTCATATCTAACTCCTTACCAGTTTCTGTTTCATATTCTTCTTTCTTCTTTTTGTAAAGATTTTTCATAAACTCTACACCCTTGTCATTTGCTTGCAGGGAGTTTGTAAGATTGTTGATTGAGCCAATCACGTCTTCAGATATCACTCTGAATACATTTCTCATTCTACCCCACTCATAAGCATCAGATGCTGAGTTGTATTTAAGATTACCCAAACGTACATCCACTAGACGAGGAATCCAGTTCTTGAACAACATAAATGATTTTCCATATATGTTCTGGTTGATAGCTCTGATATCATCCTCTGTAAGATTACCAAGGGCATCTTTACTAAGTTGCTGTACCTTTCTTCTGAGTTCAATAACAGATTCTGATTTTCTATCCACTCCAGGAATAGTAAGTTCACCATTCTTAACCTCAGCAACTTTCAATACACCTTTACTTTCTACTAGCTCTTTAACATCCTTTTCAAACTTATCAGCTCTAGCTTGTCTTTCTTCCTGTGTACCAGCATACATATCTTGATATTCAGGTTGCTCTCTTAGGTATTCTCTAACGTTAACCACTCTATCACCATCCACTATTGTGTTCTTAAGGAATGTAAAGAAGTTAGCAGACTGAACAAACATATCAGAATTCCTCATGAGCACCATAAGAAACTCCTGTATATTCTCTTGACTCAACTTACTTAGAGATAACTTTTTAGCAAGTTCTCTATTGTAACTGTCTGTGAAAGGAAGGAAGTATTCGATTGAACGAATCATCTTTTCTCTATCCTCACCACGAGTCATTTTATTTCCTGCCATCCAAAGCTCTGTAGATAAATAGTCTTGTCTAGTAAAATATGTTCCAGCATTAATCATAGACTGGAAATTACCACCCAACAAGTTAGAAAGTGCAGACAATGGATTAAGACCTAATGCGTTTAATTGGAATGTAGTGTTCAACTGATTGAGCACCTTGTTAATACTAATCTGTCTTCCAGAAAGGTTTTCTGGGAATATCTTCATTCCAAGTTTCTTGTTTGCTCTTTCTCCAAAGTCACCTAATGTACCAAGGAGCTGATCAAAGGTTTCACTTTGAATAAACTTTTGTCCATAGATGATAGACTTCATCATGTCCTCAACAAGCTTTGTGTTCTCGTTGTTATCTGGAGTGTATTCAAGCTTACCGTTCTTGTATTGAGTTTTACCAAACATAGAAGTAGCAATAGCTTTCTTGTTTCTTTCTGTAGCAACAAGAGCTCTAGCCTGTGCTTCGATATCACTAACATACTTGTATCTAATAGCCATCTCATTATAGAGAGCCATATTCCTGAACAAGTCTTCACTTAAATCTCCCTCAATCTCTTTTGTGAAATATGTAGGAATCGTATCAATCAATCTACCTGTAAGAGGATCTATTTTACCAAATCCAATATCACCTTCATCAATAGATATAGCTCTTAGGAACTGTTCACCAAGTGTAACATTACCACCAAAGATGATTTTCTCCATTAGTCCTTTTCTAACAAACGGTAGAAACACCCTAGCCTCAGCCTTACTAATATATCCTATCTCTTGATAATATTCATTCCTTTCTTTGATATAGTTGTAAAAATCAAATGCAGGTTTGTTCTCAGGTTTTGTAAGTTCTTTCCATTCAGCAGACTCCCACTTATCTCTCTTAGGGAACTTCTTTGTCAAATCATACAAAAACCAACCAGGTGATTCAGCTGTAGATGTATTATATAGGTTTGTAATATTTGCTTTCTCTCTAGATATTTCTCTGTTGATATCTTCTTCAGATCCAACTCTCACTTTATTATCAATCCTATCAAGTTCTTCCTGAAGCTTTTCTTTCAAAAACTTATTGTACTCAGCTGCATCTATGTTATCTCTAATCCAAGCAAAGTCTTTGTCAGTAGATTTAGATTTAAGCTCTCTGTAGAAATCACGTTGAAACTCATCAATAAGTTCGTTCTTATCCTTCTTTTTAAGAATGTCAAAGTAGTTCTTATTGTTTAATCCTTTAGCCTGAGCCCATTTATCATAAGCTTCTTTCAATGTTCCAAGCTTCTTAGTTTCATCTATGGTGTCCATAGCTGCAAAACCAAAAGCTCTGTTTGCTTTCTTATATAAAGTTTCTAATGCCTTGAGCTGTAAGCCTGTTGTAGAAACAAACCACTTGGTCATACCCTTGATAACTTTCTCAGGAGATAGATAGTTCTCAACTCCTTCTGATCCAGCAACAAAATCGTTTACAAACTCTCCTGATATATCATCAAGGTTTGAATCAAGTTCTTGTGCTGATTCTGTTACAGTACGAAGTTCTTCTCTAAGTGCTTTGTCTTCCTCAGAAAGTTCTCCTTGGAATAAAAACTTAAGGTCTGTATTCAGTGTAGTGTAAGCAATCAATGAGTTCTTTGCTGTTTCTAATTCCTCATAGAAGTTACTAATATCTGATTGTTTAAAGTCTTTTGGATCTTTACCAGCCCAGTTTTCTTTATATCTATCAATTGTTTTCTGAATCTCTTTGTTCAATATATTAGCCTGACGAAGCAAAGGTTTTAAGTTTTGCTTCATTTGCAATTGACGTATAGCTGTAAACAAAGAATTAAGTTGCTCAGCTTTAGATAACTTCTCACTAGGAAGAGCTTTCTTTTCAGAAATCCTTTTGTATACAGCGTTTAGTTTTTCTAGAAGAGCATCAATCTTTTTGTTTCCTGTGCTTTCTCCCTCAAGTCCTACAGGAATAAGATAGTCATCTGTGATGTTCTTTATATTAACATCACCTATTTTAACTGACTGCAATTGTGGAAGAACACCAAGCTTAGCATTTCCAGGAGAGTAGAATGCTTTAATAGGAATCATTCTTGTCTGCTGGAAGTCTTGTGGTTTAACACCATAAACGTTCTGCAGAATAAGTTTGTACTGTTCCATCTGCTCTCTCCATGCATTCACTTTATACCAAGGAACATCTTCATATTTATCAACGTTAAGATCCATGAACTTCCAGTCAAGGATGTTCATCTTTCCATCAGGAGTGATAGCAAGGAAGTCTATTGTACCAGCCAATCCACGTTTAGCATCATACACCATCACCTCAGACATAAATCTTGTTCCTACAGGAAAAGAATTAAGACGATCCTTAAGATTGTTTTTTAAGAGGTCATACATGTCTCTGTTAGAAGGATTGAGTTGAGATATGTATGTAGAATCATCTAAAGGATTATCTCTTAGGAATCCATCCTCATCTACAAATACAGAGAATGCATATTCTATATCAGCATGTCCAGCTGTACCTTTCTCAGCTTTGAGATCATCAACAGCTTTCTGATAATCAGACTTGGTAAGATCGTTAGCTTTAAATCTTCTTTCGTACCAGTCTTTAACTAAGTCAGTTACTCTTCTAGGAACCTTCTTACCATCTATGTAATATCCATCATCCTTTTTAGCAATCTTGGATTGGATGTCTTTAAGTTTATTATATACAGCTTCTTGAGATGTACTTTTCTGTAGGAATATAGCATCTTCCTCAGCTCTAATATCATCTACTGTACCAATAGCTTCTCCAGTTAACACCTTCATTGCTGCTGTGTCAAATCCAGACTTTTGGAATATACGCTTTAGAGCATCAAGGATTGTTCTCCACCAGCTCTCCACCTTAGCAAGGTTATTAGCATTCTCAGATAAACCTTCTGATTTATTAATCACCACTTCAGCCAACACCTTAGCTATAGCTTCTTTCTTAAGCTTTAGTATATCAGGCTTACCATCTTTTGTTTGGTAGTTAGGATCAGTTCCATATGTATCAATCACTTCTTGTAATATCCTATAACCATTAATCTCCTTCAGAAGTGTATTGAAAAGCTTGGGGTCTGTCTGCTGTATAATCTCAACAGCAAAGTGCATTGCCTCCTCAGGAAGTACTGTATCTTCTTTACCTTCTACCACCTGTATAAGCTTCTGCATAATAAGAGCTACACCATTAGCATCTTGCTTTATACCATTTACAGAAATGTCTTTAACTAACTTTATGTCTACACCAATGCGCTTGATAAAATCTTTAATCAATGCCATGGTTTTTGGAGAAACATTATCCACTTCAATCTCAGCCAATAGAGGATTGCCTGTTCTCTCAAGAGCAGCTTTAAATTCTGGACTATTTGGATTTATACAAGCCATGTTAATAACATTCTTTAAGTTTAGCTATTGTGTTTTCTTTATCCTTCTGAAGAGCTTGGTTGATATATTCCTTAGCTTGCTCCTCTGTCATCTTATGTTTTGCAGCAAAGTTAGTTATAATTTCTTGTTTTCTTTCATCACTAAACTCTTCTAAAGCGTCAAGGTTTGCAACAGCTAATTCCTCAGCAGCTTGTTTTGGAGCAAAGTAATTAAGAATGTCTGCATCAGGAATCTCATTAGCTATCTTCACTGTACCATTATCAAGAACAGATGGTTGGAAGTCTAGATAGTATTCAGAAGCAAGAGCTCCATCACCATATAAGTTGATGAGCTTATACACATATTTTGTTATAGGCTCACCCTTATACATTTCTGTATAAGTTAATGGTTGACCATTTTTAAACTTAACCTTTTTATATCCATACACTTCTTTCAGAGAAAGATCACCTTTTGCTTTTCTTTGAGCAAACATTGATGGTGTGATTGTTTGTCCTGTCTTCATATCAATTTGCTCACCGTTCTGATCAATCACTCTAGGAACAAGAACAAAGTCAGCATTTATATCAAAAGAATTAAATGCATCACTTAGTGCAAGAATCTTTCTATCAACAGATTTAATTCCAAGTCCTTCTGTAATATTAGGGAAGTATGCAGTGGAAACATACTGATATATATCGTTACCATACTGATCTTCTCCTATAGGAGCATCTTCTCCTGCAGGAAAGAATCTAGGACTAACAGTCTTCCATACATCATTATCCTTCCAGTTGTTTCTTTGGAACCATCCTTCAGAGAAAGCTTGTACATCTGTGTCTGCTATCAAGGTTGATATGATAGGAGCAATGTTCTCACTGAAGTCTTCAATAGGAATAATGTTCTTTATAGAGATGGCAGACTGGTATGTTCCTTGCAACATTGCCAACACCACAATATCATAATACAAATCTCTAGTGGCAGGATTATCTCTCATCTCTCTCATTAATCCTGTATAGTAGTTCTCGTCATAAGCTTCTTTAATGTTTGCAGCAAGCTTAATACTCTTTGCACCATCCACTCTATCAGAACCTTCTATCTGAAGATCCTTCAGAATAGTAACCTCAGGATGATTCTTCTTAGCAAGAGCAAGTTTGTCTGCTACAGAAGTTCCTTTTTCTACCAATAGATCTTTAATCTCAGTGTTGATTCCGCTCTTGATTTGAATAATGTAATCAAGGAATGACGCTTTGAGTTTGTTTGCTATCTTTTCATACTTATCAGCAGATAGGTATTCGTTCTCAGCATAACTCTTTAACACTGAGTTAGTTATGATTGTAAACTGATCTTTGTCAAGCTTAAGAATCTCACCAAGTGATTCAGCAGCTTTGTCTAAAAGATTAGCTTGTTCACCAATAAAGTTGTTGTCAAGAATCTTATCTACAGAAGAGAATATATTCACCTCTCTAGCAACATCAGTTCTTGTTTGTTTCTTGAATAATGTATCACCACTCTTAAACTTAGTAGTGTCATAGTTAGATGCCTGTGTAAGCTTGAAGCTAAACTCAGCCATCTTAGCATACTTCAAGAACTCAAAGAATATCTTATGTTGTTCTGCATTCTTTGCTGGACTAAGTTCTTTTCCAGAATAGTATTCACTAATATTATCTTCTAATGTACCTAAACTTATTTCTGCAAATTCGATACCACGTCCTGTTGTTACAAACCTATCTTGTATATCTAATATAGCACCTTTTGTAAATAAATTTTTAGTTCCTCTATCATCAAGCATCTTTAAATACTCAGAGATGATAGGCTGATTCATGAACATTGCTGCTGTCTCAATAGGAACTCCAATCCTTTGTAAGAACATAAATGTACCTACAGCAAGATCACTTTGAATAACCTTAAGTATGTATGGATCTTTAGCAACGTCCACAAAAGATGTAGCATATCCAGATAGACCATCAGAGATAAGTTTCTTACCTGTATAATCATATACACCAGAGATAGATATTCTTTCCTCACCGTTTATCTTTACAGTGTTATGAGGAAGAGCAACTTTACCATCTCCTAAGAAGAACATATCTTTTCCACCTGCAGCTGCAAACTTTGTAGGATCAATATACACTTCTGATTTCTGTGTAAGAGATTGACCTGTAATATTTACAGCAGCAATACCTACCCACTTCTTACCAGTAACAAAAGCATGTCTCACTGAATCCATGAACTTTCTACTGATAAGTTTATTCTTGATGTTCTCTTCTTTTTCATTTCTAAGATCATCAAGCTTGTCAGCAATCTTCTTCAAACCACCATCACTTACAGGAGTGATAAGTCTTTCAAAGTTCTCAGGAAGTGTAATAATAGCTTCCAAAGATTCATAGTATTCGTTCTCAAGAGATTGTTTGTATAGTCTCTCTGCTAGTGTATTGATATCATCCTCAAGAGCCTCTTCAGTTCTTTGACCGTTATCACCAGTCAAGTCTTGAGCTTTGATAAACTCTTTTGCTTTATTCATTCCCTCTTCACCAATTCCAAAGAATGGAACTTGCTTGATATCACCTGATTTAGTTACATATGTATTCTTTAAATACATATTCAATTTATCTATATCAAAGTCAGATCCTGCCTTGGTAGTAATTTCAGAAGGAACAACCACTGTAGCTCCCATAGATTGTGGAAGGAAACCTTTCACCTTGAATACTTCTACAGAACTAAGAGCCTGTGTAGGAATACGGAAACCAATACCTCTAAGGATAGATTGATTCTCTGGTTTATTGAGATAGTCCAAAAGCTGCTCGTCTGTAGAGAATCTAGAATTAGCAAACTTCTCTTTGAACCAATGTGGAAGAAGAATCTCAGAATAAGGAGCATCCTTTGTATAGAACTTCAATGATGTGTCTGTAAGAGCCACCTTTGATTTCTCTTCATCAGAAAGCTTTTCAAACTCACCTCTACTAATCTTAACCCACTTATCATCTCTCTTTATAGCAAGAGATCTTCCTTCTGCAGAACTTTCCCATCCTGTAGCAGGAACCTGTACGTGAGAGCTACCATTCATCTTTGGAGAAACAAGAGACTTGTCTACCAAAGAGAATAGAATGTTTCTTATTTGTACATAAGCATTAGATGCTTCAAAAGGAATTCTAAACTGTCCTTTATCATCAAGTCTCACTGTATCTTTAGCATTGTCAGACAATTCTCTTCTAAGCATCTCACGCTCAAGAAGTTGTGAAACACTTGCTTTGTCAACAAGCTCATAACTATCACCAAGATCTTTGATCCCAAGCTTCTTCAATAGCTCAATGTATCCATTTCTATGAAGAGCATCTTGTATTTTCTTGTGTCTGTTGTATTGTTCTTTTGCTTCTGGACTAGCTTTACCATTATCAAACAAATCTAGTGTTGCAATCTTCATAAGCTGAGAACCTCTAGTCTGAGACTTAGCTCCTTCAAAAGCATTCTCCACTTGTATACCATAAGCTTTCCATGGAACTTGAACAAGATTGTTGAAAGGTTTTTGATTAAGTGTACCATCATTATTGTACAACTTATATGTTCCTTCTTTACCAACCTTTCTACCACTTTCCATAATAACATAACCAATCTTCTCTTTAAACATTTTCATGTAAAGAGCCTCAAGGTTAGTTCCTTCAACCATGCTATAATATAAAGGCATCTGAGAGAACTTATCTAGTACAAGATCAAAGTTTGTCTTGTTAAATTTGTTTCCAGATACAATAGGTTTAAGAACCTCTGTTACATATTTAGGACTTGGTTTAGCAGCTTCAATAGCATCTTGCTCTCTAAGACGATTGTTCTTATATTGATACAATCCTTTCTCATGAAGCTTAAGTCTAGTGTAAGCCATTTCATGCTGATGCCAAGCTTCTGCTTCATCAGTCCACTGACCATTCTTAATCTTAACCTCTCTGTATGTATTATCTGCAATCCAAGAAGCAGCATCTGCTTCATTAGTTTTAGCATACGCAGGATTAAGGTTAGCCAAACTACCAACTACCTTCACATCACTAAGAGTAACTGTATTAGTAAATGGTTTGAACATGTGATATCCTAGTTCCTCAGGATCAAGAGCAATGTTTCCTGCTTTGTTATAATCTACATTCAATGCAGAGTTAAGCTCTGGGAAATCTACAGTTAATCTTCTTGGAGAAAGGAAAGACTTGATACGTTTAGTTTCATCAAGCTTACCGTTCTTTAATTCAAACTGATAAGGATCACCAAACAATACCTTGTGGTATTCTATGTTGTTTATGATATAGTTTACAGCCAAGAAGTTTTTAACGCTCTCAAGTTCCTTTGGAGAAAGATCTTTACCTAACTTCTCTTTCTTTAAGAAGTTGCTGTCTAGCTGAGAAGGATTGAGATTAACTTCGTTTGCTTGTTCAGAAATCAGATTCTTAACAGACTCATTGATTTCAGAAATGTTTTCATCAATGTATGTATTGATATTTTCATTAGACTCATTGTTCAAAATCATATCATTGATTCTGCCAAGAATACCTATAGGAAGAATATCTTTAAAGAACCTAAGCTCTTGTGCTCTGCTACCAACATTATTAAGTTGTCTTCTATCAGCTTTTGCTAAAGCAATCTCATCTTCTAGATAACCTCTGAATATGCTGTAGATTGTAGGCCATGCATCACCAGATTCAATATCTTCAAATGATACAACATTACCCAAGTTCATCATCCACTCTGTAGAGCTATCTGCAGGAATAAGAACATAGTAATCACCATTAAGGTTTTGGTTAATTTCCAACATAGATCTGGTGTTTAAACCAAGTCTGTCTGTAGAAGTTCCTTTTTTGTTATCATTATCTCTTACACCCTGGATGTATTTAACCTTAACTGACTTTATTCTCTTTCCGTTTTTATCAAAGAATAATCCTCCCTTCTTAAGAACCACGCTGTTCTTAGAGAATACATCTTTAAGTTCTGGTCTAGCTTCAAGAAGTTCATCTAATGTATTAGCATCATTGAACTCACTTTCAAATACAGATGGAGCATTACTGTCAGCAAATGCATTTGTTTGTTTGTCCTCTACGTTTCTATAAGTGTTTTCATGAGAAGGATTGGTCACTCTTACATATAGTTCTGCAAGTTTAACTAACTGACCACCTACATTTAAAGTTTCTCCTTTCACACTCATCACCTCATCTACCTTCTGAAGATATGTATGAAGTGAGCCTACAGCTGTAATAAATTCTTTCTGCTGCTTTTCTCTTAGCTTCAAGAACACATCAATTGGAAAATCAATACCTATTCTTGACAAAAACTCAACCATCTCTTGAGGAGATGTTACAGGAACATCCTTAAGATCTTTAACTTTATAAACCTTATCTGTACTATTGTAAGTGATTAAAGAACTAGGATCTTTTGAAAGAGCCTTCATGTTCTCTGTCCAACCCTTTTGAGTTTGCTTAATTACAGTGAATAAATTAGCAGGAGCTGTATACACTTCTCCTCCATCCAAATACTGAATCAAAGCTTCTGGTTTCTGTTTGGTGAAAGTTTGATAGAAGTTAATGAACAATCTCCAATCTTGAGGTTCAAACTTAGAGAAATCAATTATTGCATTACCTTCATTATCTTTCAATGTTCCCTTCAGACGAGTGAACAAACGTACATAGTTACTGTCGTATTTAGCTAGGTCAACTAGCTTATCAATCATCTTTCCAACCTTTGTTGTGTTAGAAAGTTTATCAAGTACAGTTACAAACGCTCTGCTAAAGTTCAATAGCTTCAATCCTATTATACTTGAGTTCTTTAGCTTTGGAAGTTCCAAGCCATTAGAATTCTCTTGGTTTGTAGCAACTGCTTCTGTTAGTGTTCCCAACAAAAGCTTCACTGGATAAGGAGATTGTTTCTTGAAATCTACAGAGAATGCCTCTGGAGCATATAGACGGTTGTTATAATTCTCGTCATTAATGTTCACTTGAGCATTGTCATCAAACTCAATCTTGAACGTACGCAAGAAGTCTTTTGTCTTTCCAACAAGTTCACTCCATGCTTTCTCTCCAAGAATCTCTAACTTACCCTCTTCTTCATATTGAGCTTTTATGTCATCAAATATCTGAGGAGCTGTAAGTTTCTCTGGGGAGAACAATGATGTATTAGTTCTGAATATAATTTGGAAAGCTCTAGCAGTGATGTCCTCAACAAACTCTCTGGTTTGTTTTTCATTCAATCCTTCTACAGCTCTGTATTCAGAAAAGTCATTCTTTACACTTTCTGGAAGAACGCTTTCTTTAAATCTACCTGTATCAATAGCTTTGAACAATTCTTCCTTTCTAGAAGGTTTGTTTACAAACTGCTTTACAAATTCAATAATGCTTCTGAAGAACTTAACTATTCTTTCTCCTAAGGAGCGAGCTGGGAGCTTACCCACTTTAAAATCTGCAAAGTCATCAGCAATTCTTTCTTTAGCTTGCTGATCTGTAGCATCTACATATGCAATCATCTTACCAGACTGCCTATCTTTGAACTCACCCTTCTTAGATTTAAACTCATCTAGAATAGCTTGTCTTTCTTCTGGAGAAAGGAATCCTTTCCATATACCCTCAAATATCTCGTGGTATTCTGTACCTCTAGCTGCAGACTTGTAAAACTTAGCAACACCATTTTCAAATGCACCCCATGCTTTCTCACCATCGTGTGTTGTAAGAATGCTCTCCATCACCTCATAAGGAATACCAGGAACTTTATCAGCAGCCCATATCTTAAACAACTCAATCTCTGCATCACTGATTCTATCTATTCCTAAAGTACCCACTCTTCTATATTCACTATTTGCAGGAGGTTTGGTTCCACCAAAGTTCTTAGGTGCAGCAGGTTTTTCTTCTAAAGCAGCTAACTCTGCGTCATACTTAGCATTGATTTTATTAGTTGGTTCAATTACAAAAACATTCTCTTCAGATGTAAATTTAGAACCATTGCTTCTTACAAAACTATTACCTGCTGATGCATCAATTATCTTTAAATCAATAGCATCTTGTTTTATTTTGTTTAAAGACTCTACACTATCTGTGTCTACATTTGCTTTTTTAACAGCATCAAATACTGCTTTATATGGTTCGACACTTTTTAATTCTTCTTGTCTTCTCTTTTCTATGTCAGCTTTCTTAGCTTCTATATCAGAAACAGGAGTTGCTGTAACAACAGGCTCTGTTCTAGCTGTTCCTTGTGCTTGTGCAAGAGGAGAAACATCTGGCTGTAATACAGCTGCTGTTGTAGGAGCTTGTTCAGACTTCTGTTTCTTTAAATCTGCTGTGATTCTTAATGCAATAAAATCAAGAGCAAGTTGCTCTTCATCTTTAGCAGCATCAAACCTTTCTTGTTTTTTGAGAGATTCAATGATGGTAGCCATAGTTTCTTTGTTAGAAGCAACATTTCTAACTACATCATTAGATTCAACACTAACTGATATATTATCATCTGCATCAATATCTGCTGTAAACTCAACAGGACCAGCAGTTAATTGATATGTATTCTTTGTTTGACCATCTAACACATAGTCACCAACCTTTACAGCACTAGGAGCTCCAGGAGTAGGTTCTGTAGGTTTAACTTCTTCCTTCTTAACAGATACAACAGGAAGATCTAATCCTTGGAGGATTGCATACTTCTGTTTGAAGTTGTATGGAACAGCTTCTGTAGGTTTAGCTACAGCTGTAGAAAGAGGAATTTGTTTTTCAGATCTAGCTGAACCATCAGGGAAAGATGATGAAAGAAGATATGTTTGGTAGTTTGTCCATTCATTTGTAACAACCTTACCATCTTTCATATAGTATTCTGTGAACGGTTCTCCAAATGCTTTTAAAGTTTCGTTGTTCACATTATTATACATCTCTTGAATCTGAGCAATCAATTCATCTCTGCTAGCTTCAAGGTTTGTTAAGTCATAAGCTTTACCACCAAAGAACAAGTTCATTCCGTCTGTATCAATGTACAGTTGATTACCTTTGGTAGAAGGAGACTTTCTCCAGTATAAGACGTTCTGAAGAAATCTTGCAATCTTCTTGTTAATCTTTATCTTCTCATTAGCATCAGACTGATCCTTTATCTCATTAGAGATGCGATTCAATAATTCAAATATTGTTTCAGCCTCTTGCTTTGTAAATTTCCTGTTATTAAGGAACATTAAAGTTTCACCAAACTGAAGAGCTGGTCTACCTGCAGGGATAGATACGTTCTCACCCTGATGAGCAACAAACCCTGTAGTTGATATTTGAATAAGTCCTTCCTGTGTAGGAATCATATTCTCAGGAATAAGATTGTCTCCTACAGCATTTACATCATAGTAATCATTCACCTCAGGAATACCTTTGCTTACAGAAAAAGAGTAAGCTTGGAATGTTCCTTCAGGAGCATTGAACAACTCATCTCTTTTAGCCTGCCATCTCTTAGACATTTCCTCAGCTTCAGTCTTTTGACTAGACCTATATCTAGGCTTTCCATTGCTCCATGTAAGAGATGCTGTAGGCATTGTACCAAATACAATAGACTCAATATCTACTGGTTCTCCAACCTTTGCAAGTCTTCTACCAGCAACATTCACATAATAGTAATCATTACCATCTTGTTCTACATATATTGCAGCAACTAGTCCTACAGTTGGATCACTAAATTGATCTTCTGTAACACCTAGTCCTTCAAATGCAAGACTTGGAAGATTCTCCAATCCAGGAATCTTTTGTTTAGGAGTGACAAGAATTACTTTAAGTCTTCCTCTATTAGACATAAGTTTCACGTTATTAAGAAACTCAATTCTCCTAATAGAATAAGCCTTAAGATTACCTGCTTCCCAATCTTCAGATGCTCCTGTATCAGATGTATATAATATATTAGCATCCTTCTTAGGATCCTCAATAACAATCTTCTTAATATCGTTATCAAGAGTGTCTGTTCCTATAGAACCAGAAGACTTTTCAAGTTCTGCCTGCTCAGCTTCAATATCACTTTTATCCTTCATCAACTTCTCCTGAGCACTCATTATCTTTTCATATCCATCAAACTTAGATGGATCAAGATTGTATATATCACCATTAATATCTTCAACCTTCACTGTACCATCATCATTGATACCAAGCACTTTCACTTTCTGAAGGTTACCAAATTCTTCATTTACTTCAGCAGCTGCAGCAACTGCTTCTTCTCTTGTAGGATAGAATGTAGCTGTACCATCAGGTAGAGTTACTTTGAATCTATCAGCACCCACTTTCCTAACTCTAGCCTTCTTACTTACAGGGATTTCATATTCTCTACCTTCCTCAAATGTTTCTTTAACACCAGCCTTGTTTGTAAACTTAGGACCTTCTTTAACTTCAACAACCTCTTCTTTAGTTTCTTCCTCAGGAACAGCACCAGAACGTAATTCTTCTCCTTGTTCCATGAACTTGTTAAATCCTTCTTCACTAGTGAGGTTGTCATACAAATCAACCACTCTATCTTTCAAAGCATTAAGCCTGTTGATATCATGACCATAATTAAACAAGTCAACAGACTTTTCTGGACCAACTTGTCTATCAGCTTTTGGATCTTGATTATTAAGTTCAAAATTAAGTAAGTAATCAAATAGCTTATTGTCTACACCATCTTTCAAACCAAGATTGATTCTCTCAGAAGCTGTACGCAATGCTTTAACTTGATCCTTTATACTCTTTCTATCTTGAGGAGATGTAAAGTCTGTAATAGTTTTATTTAACTGATTAGCTCTTTCCTCATAAGATGCACTAAGATCTTTAAGAAGTTCCTTGTTAGTCAACTGAGCTAATAAGTCATTTGTAACAGCAGGAGCAAGATTGCTAACACTTTCTTGTACAGAGCTAAGTCTGTTGTTTACATGTGGAACCTTTGCTGCAAGATAGGTAAGTTCTGTCTTCCACTGATTAAACAGCATGAAGTTCATTGTTTCACCAGCCTGCTCTTCAGTGGTTGGATTATCTATCTTCTTGAAAGGATTCTTGAATGTGAAATCAATTGAATCACTAATCTTCTTAATTTGATTAGCTTCATTGATTAGTGAATCTACATATTCATTTACAGTGGACTTATTAGAAGAATTGAAGTCCATACCAAATGACTTCTCAAATTCAGTTTTGTCCAAATCTTTTAACATCCTCAACTGTTCAATTGTAACATCGTGCATTCCTGAAGGAATACGTGATTGTACAAAGTTGAAGAACATGTCGTTCTTAAGATTCTTATATTTAAAGATGTCACCAGTCTTTGCAGCTTCATCCATCTCTTTAGCAATAGCAGCAGAACTTAATGTATTGTCATATTGGTTAGACAATATTCCAGTGAGTCCGTATTGGTTAAGAAGATTAACTGAGCTTTGTAAACGTGCTTCTTTTCCTTGTCCTTTAGCTGCATCAACTCTTCCCATTATACCACCTGTGATGAGAGCACTAATTGCACCCACCATCATGTTCTCCAATCCTTCTGAAGTACCAAACTGATTCTTTAATCCTGTAAGTGTAGAACTTATTGTTTCATTTACAGTGTCCCAGTTTTCTTTATTCTTTGGATTAGATAGGTTCTTATACTTTCTTGTGTAATAATCATACACACCTTTCTCAGCAGCATATTGACCACCTTCTTCATATACACCTTCTACTAGGATGTTTGCCATCTTTGGTCTAACAGATTCCCAGATTCTATCTTTTAATCCTGTAGCAACCTTTGCTTCAAATACATCTTTTGATCCTTCCTTCAAACCTATCTTACCGATATCTTCAAGTTCTCTTGTAAGTTGACCTGAAACAGCTTTGTTTGCAGATGTAAATGATTTAAATAAGTTTCCAAACTGAATAGCATTAGATGCTGTCAGTAGTGCCATGTTAATACCAAATCTGGTATTCATTGCACTGGTTGCATAATCTTCGATTTGCTCAGCATCTTCTCCTGTAGGATCAACACCAGCATTCTCAATTTTATATTGTTTTAAAAGATCTTCTCTTACAGTGCGATAGGAATCTCTAGCTTCAATAGCAGCCTCAGTTCTTGCTGATCCATATAAAGCCATACCATATCTAAACCCATCAGCAACTTTTGTATATGCAGCAATATCACCTAGCTTTTTAACATCTAGTATTGTATCAGCAGCAACACCTGATGCTTTTGCTATATCAAGTGCCTTCTCTACATTATTTGTTCCAGTGAATATCTTATTTAAGAAAAGAGCAGCTTTACCTAATTGAGCAGAGATTAATGGAACTGCTCCAACACCCTCTGTTACAAGACCTATTGCTGCATCCTGAGCAACTGCTCCACCAATAGCACCTGCTGTAAAACCAAGATTCTTAATAACCTTATCACCCCAGAAGTTTGCAGAACCTGGAGCAAAAGGAAGCATTGCTAAGTAAGGATGTTTTTGTTCCTCACGAGTGTAATAGTTTGGGAAGATGTCTTCTAAGTTCTTTGTCCAGTTATCAATAGCAGCTTCATAACCATCTGTTCCTCCAGATAGGTCAGAGAGTTTACCATTCTTAACAGCAGCCATTGTGTTTGGGATGGTAGCAAAACTTTGTAAGAATGTACCTACACCAAGACCTCCCATTTTAATGATGCCATTTCCTAGCTGATCGTACCAGCTTTGACTTAATCCATATACATTTTCAAGATCTACACCTCTTTGATAATTTGAATAACGCTGATTTGCAAGAAGCTCACTTCTTGGAACCATCTGCACAGGACTACTGAAAGAAGACTGGTTAGTTCTAACTCCAGAAAACTCAGAAAGTTGATCAATGCTCAACCCTGTTTTTCCAGAACTTGGATTACCATATACTTCAAAACCACCAAGACTAACATCAACATCTCTCACTGTAGGAGATGGAAGAAGTTGTTTAGGACTCTCAGGAGTTCTATTAGAAACGTTATCAATAAGTTCGTTATCAAAAATAGCCATTATTTATCTATTTTTTTTCAGTAGATCTTCTACAGTGTTTGTTCCAATATTGTTAATTACTCCAAGTACACCATCTTCTGTAAGGAATCCTTGTTGGTTAAGAATATCTGTCTTCCATACATTACCATCATACACATACATTCTAACACTATACTTATCATTAGGACCACCATTATTAAACGGATTACCTTCTACATCTAGTCTAACTTTAGGAGCTATTGCAGTTTTTGCTAAACCAGGAATATTGTATCCAGTGAAATAAGCATTAACAGCAGCAGTCTCATCATTCCCACCAGCAAGATTTGTAGTGTGATTTGGTGATGACATTACAGCATACTTAATACTATTTAAAGGATGTGTTTGTGCATAGTCTGGGAAGAAAGAACCAAATTCATTAGCAGTCATTGGAACTATTTGAGTAGTTGATCCATCAGTAACAATCATATTAGCACTACCATCACCTTTCTTCTCAATAGTGTATTTTGTATTAGGATTCTTCTGAAGCTCTGTAATAGTAGCAGGGTTGAATTGTCCTTTACGTTCAACATCCACTGCACCAAGTGCTTCGTATTCACGAAACTTGTTTCCTAAAAGATTGTCAATACGTCTCTTGACATTTTCATTCTTTGAGTCTATTGTACCAACAGCTACTTGATACTCAGGCATTCTCTTAGCTAACTCAGCTGATTGATAATCAAGTTTTTGTTTAACTACTCCTGCAAGAGCTGGTTGATATTTTCTATCAAGAGAAATACCTCTATCAATAAGTGACTTTTCAAAAGTAGTTAAAGGTTGATTCTGATTACGTTTAACGTAAGCTTTTGCAATTGGTTCGTACTTAGTTCCTTTATACTTAGCCATTAATCCTTCTGCATCAAATGTTACTTTTGGTTCAACTCCTCCAAAGGTAGCAACTTCACTCTTTATAAACTTTTTAGCATCATTCACTACAGAGAAAAGTTCTTCTGCGCTGTAAAGCTGTTGACCGTTTGTAAAGTTGACACCAGTTTCAGACCCCATGAGTCTACCAATCTGTTGGTCAAACTGCTTACTTCCTTCATGCACAGTTTTAAACAAGTTGTTTTTCTGTGCAATGTCTATTTCAAATCCTCTCTTTCTTTCTACATATTCTTTTTGTAAAGGATCTTTTATGTTTCTTGGATTAATGTTATAATCATCAACAAGCTTTTGTAAAGCCTTTTGTCTTTCACCTGCTGATAGTTTTGGAAACAATTGAGAAGCATATTCTGAATCAAGCTGTTTTGATGCTTGACCAGCAGCTTCTATTTGTGTATTAAGTTCAGCAAGAGTAGGCATCTTTGTACTTGTAGAAATAGCTCCAGGAGTTACAACAGGAGATTCAAGCATTGCTTTTCTTACTCTTTCTGTTTCCTCAGCTTGGAACTTCATTACCTGCAGGTTATGACTAGCTAACCACTCTGAATGTTCCTGCCTAGCTCTATTCACTTTAAACTCTAAATCCTTCTTTTGCATATTCATCTGAGCATAAGGATTGTTCTGGATTTCCTGAATATAGCTTTGGTAAGACATATCTTGAGCCAAGTTGGTCAGATACTTTTGAGTGTATAGTCTTGACTTATAATCGTTTAAGTTAGAGATGTTATCTATCTGTGAAAGATCTGTTTGAAGTTTATTCTCAAGACTTCCACTTTGTAGAACACTGTTTATTCTATTAATCTGTGCTTCTTTCTCTGCTCTTTGGGTAGCTGTAAGATTTGTGTTGTTCTTAAGCTCCACTGCTAAATCAACCACCTCATCAGACAACATTTTCTTATTCTTGTTGTATGTATCTTGGATATCTTTTTTGAATGTGTCTTTTGTTGCTCCTCTGTAATGATACATTCCAGTGATGCTCAACTGTTGCTTTTCTCTCTCATCTAAGCTAGAGTAGAAATTGTCAAGTAGCTTTTGAGCAGACTTACCTTTAGTCTTGATGCGAAGCATAGCATCATCAATCACAGGGTTACCATTCTTATCACGGACAAAGTCACCATTTTTATCTCTCTGGTAAGGAATATCAAAAGAGTTATCTATCTCTTTAACTTTCTCAGCAACCTCTCTAAGTTTAGAATCAACGTCTACATACTCAATATAATCTCTATCAAACTTAGTATTAAGGTTATTATCGTTCATCCAGTCATTGATCTGACTTGTCCACCACCAGTCATTTTCAGGAGAAGCTTTTCCAGCTTTGTCAGCAGTGTCTCTATCTTGTTGACCCTTTCTTATCTTTTGAGTTGAGTATACAGCGTTTTGAACAACAGGATCTTTTACCACCTGAGTAGCCATACCTCCTACAGAGTTAACCAATTGGAAGTTTGAGAAGTCACCAGCAGCAACTGTTTTTAACTTACTACCTAGTTGATTAAGCTTAGACTGAAGATATTGCTTGTGTAAAGGTTTGGTTACATCTAATCCAGCTACATTATCAATATAGCTCTGTACTTTCTGTACTCCCTCTTCATACTTCTGCTGTTTGTACATACCCACCTGAGCCATTGCCTCAACAGGCAATTGCTGAACATAGGGGTTAAATTGCATTATTTGGTCAGTAAATGAAGCCATGATAGATTAAGTTAGCAAATTTAATTTAAAATATTATAACAACCAAGAGCTCTAACGAGTTTTCATAAGTTGGTATAACTGAATTAGTTAGAGGTTTTTTATAGCTTTGACAATAGAGCCATTTCTGCTCATCTTTTTATCAACATTTTCTGCTATAGTAGGAATGTTAAACTTGGTAAGCCCAGTGTTAAACACTCTACCCTTAGGACCAAATGTATATTGTGGATACATATTTGACATAACATTAGCCTGTAATGTCTCAGCCTTATTCCTAGCAATCTTATCAGCGATTGAGCTAAGAGCCACCTGAGCTTGTGCTTTTGTAGCAGATTTAGCCTGAGCTTGTCTCATAAACTGCTGGTCAAGTATACCAAGATTCTTAAGAGTGGCATCATTCAATGTAGCCAAATTCCTTCTACGAGACTCTAATTGAATCATTTGATTAGTTCTCAATTGTTCTCCCAACACCTTGTTTTTAGCAGCAGCTGCTTGAGCTGCAATAGCTGCTTGACCTGCTGGGTTATTTCCTACTAATCTTCTAGCAGCATTTGCTTCAGCCTGTATTTCGTTCAACTGATCTTGGAAAGACACAGTTGGAGCTTGTTCTAACATTGGTCTAAACTGTTGAGCCTGAACAGGTTCTACAACATTTGTAGCTAAAGCCATCATCTCTGGAGCAAGCTGACCTGGGTCAAGAGGATTCCTTAAGAGTGGTCTAGTGTATGGACTTAGCATGTTTGCAAAATCCAATAGATCAAACTTATCTTCTGTTGGTTGAACTGCTTCAAATGCTTTAAGTTTTTCTATACCAGGAGTTGTAGTCTTTAAAGAATCCACCTCTACAATAGGACTCATATCTGAAAGTTCTCTAGGTTCAAAGTCTAACTTTGCTAACTCTCTTTTTATAGGAGCAGCTGTAGCAGCAGCTTTTGCAACTTTAGAAGACTTCTTTTTTACTGGAGGAACTTGTGCCTGTTGTTGTTTTATTAATTCTTCTACAGCAGGAGTAGTTTTCATAACCTCATTCTCTCTAACTGGAACTTTGTAATATGTATTTACAGGAAGAATTGGTGTCAAAGGTTGATTTATTCCTACCTGAGCAGAAGTGAATTTACCTCCACCCTTAGCAGATTTAATCTTACCCTTAGCCAGAGCATCGTTCTCTATTCCTAATTCTTCTGCTGTATCTAGAATAGCACTTTGAATACCAGCAGCAAGTTGCTTTTTCATAGCTGCATCTTTAAGTTTCATGTCAGATCCTTTCATCATAATATTAGCTGTAGATAGAGAAAGTAAACCAAACTGATCATCTCCATCAGTTTCATCAATTAGTTTTAATGCTTTGTCACTCACCTTGTTAGCTTTGTTCTCAATCTTACTCAAGTCTTCAGCATATCTTTTAAACTTCATACCTTTAGCTTTTGGATCATTAAGTTCAGATGCTCCGTATGAAGGAATCTTCATATTACCAAATACTACCATACTGTCTTGTCCTGTTCCACCATCTTTAAGCTTTACAGCAGGCTCACCTCTTTCCACTTCTACAGGATTATTACCATATGTAATACCAATACCTGTTCTTCCTTTACCATCAGATTCTTCGTGAGATTGTCCTCTAAACATTACAGTTTCACCACCATCTGGTAGGTATGGGTTTTCAGAAATAGTTTCTGCATATCCACCCCAGTGTGTTTGAAGTTCTCCACCCATTTGAAAATCAGGTCTTTCTGTAGACATAGCACTTTCACTAGGAGGAGTGTATTCTTTTAGATGACCACCAGCTCTGAGCATATCAGCATCCTTTGGAGCTTTCAACAAATCTTTTACATCATATTCACCAAACTTAGTAATCACTTGTGGCTGCCAATCATGACTTAAGTATTTAAGCTCACCACCATCTTCCATATATGCAGAGAACTGTCCTTGTAAAGATTGTTGTAATGCTGCTGTTCCCAAGTTACCTTGAGCTCTCATTTGCATTTGTTCCATCTTCCTCTGAGACTGTCCACCAATAGCACCACCAACAAGACCACCTAAAGCACTACCAATAGGACCACCAATTCCTGGAAGCAAAAGGTTTCCAGCAATACCACCAACAGCACTACCTATTGTACCAGCACCTGATTGTTGTCCACCACCTCCACCAAGGAAGCTACCAAACGTGCTACCAAGTTGACCAGCTTGTACAGTTCCAAACTGAGCTTTTCCTCCATGTTCAAACTGTTTAACTTGGTTACTATCTTCAAGAGGTTCATATCCTAAGTCTGAATATAGTGTACCAGGATTATACATATTCTGTATCTCTGTAGGATTACCACCAATTAGTGCTCCTGATTCCGCCTGAAGGAAATCATATCCTGTTCCATAAGGAGAACTCACCTCACCAGGATTAACTAACATATCTTCTGGACGTACATATTTACGCTGTATACCTACAGGTTTAGATGTAGCAGCTTGTACAGCAACATCACTAAGTGCAGCAAACTGTTTGGTTTTCTGCCTTTGTTTTCTTTCTTCCAACAATTGTTGCACTCCGCCTAATATTTGTGTAGATGCTCCTCCAATTCCTCCCATATCACCAAGAGCATTGTTGACATCATTGATATTAGTAAAAGCTCCCATCTTTGAACCAGTGTTTGTAAATCCTAGGCTCGTAGTGTCATACATGCTTATTCTACCAGTTGGAGAATTAAACATCTGAGTCTTTGGATCATACTGAGCCAAGTTTAAATTGTACTCACTAGGAATTCCAAATTGAGCTTTTGGTAATTTCTTACCCTTTTTAGCTTTTGCCATGTCGTTATAATTTGTAAAATTGAGTAGTTGGTCTAATTTCTTTATTGGTTGTGCATCAGCTTCATTTACACTAATGCCACCATCTCTAAACTTATTAGTTGCTTTTTCTATATACTCCCTACCATATTTAGGAACACCAAACCTTTCATAGTCTTCAGGTTTGATGAATGTTGTATCACCTTTCTGATTAGCAAATCCTACAAGAGCACTTGGTCCACCAGATCCAACTGTTGCAGAGTATACAGGAGTTCCTTCGTATACATTCTGTTTCTTTTCAACAGGTTTAGGTTGTTCTATTTTCTTAATAGGTTCTAATGGTTGTAGTTTAGGTTGTTCAGTTTTCTTAACTGGTGCAGGTTTACTAGGTACATCCACCCAACTGTTTCCACCAGATGATGTATAAATTTTATAAGGCTTTCCGTCTTTTTTCAATTCATAATAACCATCACCCTTCTTATTACCTGGTGTTGGTACAAACTTACTCTTACGTGCTGTTATATAGTCTTCTTTTGTTAAACCAAATTGATCTGGTTTTTCTTTTTTAGGTTTTCCATATCGTTTCTCCCATTCAATTTTTTCTTGGGGAGTTCTTAAGTCATAAGGTTTTACAGCAAGAGGGTCATAGTCATAGACACTCACCTCTCCTCCTGGATAATCTCCTACATCACCAGAAGCAGGAGAATATCCAATTACTCTTTGCGGTTTTATACGTTTATCAAACACTGCAAAAGGAGATGCTAAATTTTGCATAGGTGTTATTAGATCTCTATAATACTCTACATTTGGAGTGCTACTTTTAGTTATACCAAGTCCTTGATTTTCTAACTTTTTAACTTGTTCAGGAGTTAGGTTAAAATACTTTTTATACTGGTCATCAAAATATCCACCACCACGTTGATCTCTTCTTTTTCTGTCTGATATCGTTTCACGATAGAACTCTAGGTTTCTAGAAGTTAATTCATTATCAAAAATCTTTGGATATACATCAAAAGGTAGCTGAGTGCTTTTTTTCAATCTACCAGCCTTAACTTCCTTATTGTAAAAATTATTAAGTGCAAGTTGAGCATTGTACACTCTTAAACTATCGCCTCTTGTAGGAAGTGAACCACCTCCCTGCATCATAGGATATTCTGTCACGCTTTTACCATCAAATGTGTAATCCTGTCCAGGATACATCATTTGCACATCTCCTATATCTGATATACCGAGAACAGGATAAGGAACACCTTGCATTGTTATTTCGTTAGATGGGATGGTTGTTATCTCACCAGGGTATTCCCATTGTCCATAAGGAGTGAGAATAGAACCATCTTGACTGATTGTCTTAGGTTTGAAATCTAATCCTTCTTGGTAGTATTTCATTTCACCACCGTTCTGTAGATTTCTTTTTTCATAACGAAATCTTTTTTTACTAGCTTCTGAAACAGGACTATTTTTATAATCTTTACGAGCGTTTTTAATTTTCTCTTTTAGCATAGGTTCAATTACACTATGAGCTTCATGTTCTACAGTTCCTTTTTTTGAATATGGTGTTGATTGAGACCACTCAAAAAAATCATCTTCAGAATAGTCAAGCGGAGTTGCATTTATTCCATATTTAAACGCATTCCTAAGTTCCATCATAGGTTTTTCTAAATAAGCTGGTAAATCATTTGTTAACCACTGAACTCCTTTACCAACTACATTATCTTTCATTTGTACATGGTGAGCCATTTCTGAAAGCCATGTATCAGGATTGTTAGCATATATAGTTTTTGTAAGAGGATTATAATGTCCTTTTGCATTTTTATATATACCTGATTTTGTTTCAGGCTTCACTTTAGGAAATCCATACTCTTTACCAAGATTCATTACTCCTAAATAATTACCCATCACTTGCTGATTTACAAAAGGATTATTTGTGTTTCTTCCTTTTGAAAATGTATCTATTAAGTTATTGTAGAAGTCTCTAGTACCTTTATCTTTTGAACCTACCACTGTTATTTCAGGAAGTTCCATATATTCTACGTTCTTTCCATCTTGTGCACTAGCCTTTGTCTTCTTAGCATAAGGACCATTAGCAGGAGCAGCACCAGCTGTACGTGCGTACGTGAATCCTACAGCACCAGGAATACCACCACCCATTGCAAAATCTTTTCCCCATCTCTTTAAAGGAGTAGGAATAGACTGACCCTTCTCAACATAAGGATGTCTCACTGTTCTTTCCCACTCATCAGCTTCTTGATATGTTTTAAATGGACCACCAAGATGTTCTCCTGTTTTTCTAAACTCAGCTACAGGATCTTCTAAAAGTCTACCATACTTAAATGAGGGAATCAAATAAGCTGGTTCATTACCCACTCCACCTATAGACATTGCTAACTCTGTACTAGGAGTGTTGTATGGAATAACATATCCTTTTGGTAACTTTCTACTTGTAGGTTCAAGAAATGTTAATCCACCATCTTGCATTGTTCCACCCCATGCACCATTGTAATTGAATCCAATGTCTGTCAATCCACCCATTGTTCCTTCAATACCATTCTGTGCTTGTGGAATTGCACCACTAGCAATAGCTCCAAAGAACCTACGTTGTTTATCTGTAAGAGGTTTCCCATGAACAGTTTTGTCATGAAGGATTTTCTTAGCTTTTGTGGATGTGAGTTTCTTAGCCATTATTTGTAAGAGATTTGAGCAGGTGTAAAGATAAACTGACTTACCAAATGTGCGTCAGACTTGTTGTCTAATATATGTCTCACCTTCAGTTCTTTTGCTCTTAGAGGTTCCTTCTTAAAGGATCTCTTTCCGTAGTCCATATTAGACTGGTTTACAATTTTGTCTATTGATAGTGATTCACAACTAACAGTAAACAAAGGTATGGATTTATTTTTAACTAACGACCAGAATGTATTATACTGATAGAAGTTATCACTCTTAGTGAATGTAATTGTCTTACTCTCAGCATTATATATAGGATATTTCATGTATTCCTTTAGGTTATTCATTGGTTTTGGAACAAGTTCCAATATACCAGAACACTGCTGACCGTTATAAAGAATAGCTTTGTTGAAATACTGATTGTCTGTTTCTACCTTTCTACTATCATCAAACACACCAAACTGATCAGGTAGATACTTGTAGGCTTTTGTATAGTCTTTTACATTCTGAAGAATCTCATCATAGTATTGATATGCAAAAGGATATTCTATGATGTATGGGTTGATACATCCATAGAACGTATTGTATATCACAGGATTCTTCAGATGTGTCCAAATAGATGCTGTATTAACTTGTTGATAGTTAATAGCAGCAAGTTCTGGTGTGGTAATTGTTGTTACAGGAATGTTCCATCGTTTATTACAACAGTTTATTCCTGTAGAAGACAATATAACCACCTTCACAGAATCTGCAACACTGAGTGCTAACCCAGTGATAAGTTCCTCCTTTGGAACATCAGATGCAAGCACATTCCCCAAATCGTCAGAAATGGAGAATGTACTTGTTCTGCTGCCAGACTTAGTTAGCCTTATGACAATTGTTTTAGCCATTTATTATTAACATTGAATTGCTGAAGCACCTAATACAACACCAGTTAGAGGATCTAAATCAAAGTTTCCTGCACCACCTATCAATACATAGGAGTTACCAAGAAGCGGATTAGTTCCCAAAGGATTTGTAAATATTACACAACCTGGAGCAATCACTGCACAGTCAGAAGTTAGTGTTCTGTTATTCAAGATTGCATCAGAACAAGCAGCATTTTCATCTACATTGCTATATCCAGATCCTGAGAATGCATAAACAGGTGCTGCTGTTGTGGTTGTAGTAGTGGTTGTAACAATAGTTAGATCAATGTAATTAGTACAAGTACCATCAGATTGCACTCTAATAATTGTAGCAAGATCAGGAACTACTGTTGATGTATATCCTGAAACTAATGATGCTTTCGGTACATTATTTTCAAATGGTGTAACATAACTATCAGCATCTGAATACAAGTCAAAGGGTCCTGTATCAGCTCCTGCAGTTGTTAGTGTTATCAATACTGTTTGTGCCATAGTTTTTATTTTATATTTTAAAAATGTTATTAAGGTGTAGGAGGAGGTGGTGGAGGGTTAGTTTGTTCAGCATTACCAGCCAGATCACAATCAAGAACTGTTGTAGTTGTGGTTGTTGTTGTAGGTTCTATCTTCTCAGCAGTTCCTTCAAAATAACAATCGCAAGTTCCTCCACTACCAAACACGCCTCCAGTACAAACCCAATAATTACAGCAGTCATTATAATAACCATTTGCTGCAGGAGTTGTCAATGTTTCATCTTGATACAAAGCAAGTCCTTCAGATAAAGTAGAACCAGGTGCTCCATAGTAAGGTCCACAACTTGTACAACCCTCACCTAAATCAGAACATCTTTGAGCAGTTCCCTCAGGAGTAAATGCTAAAAAGAAAAACTCAGGAGGTAACGTTGTAGTGGTAGTGGTAGTTGTAGGTTCTGGAGCAATAGCCTCAGCTGTTCCACCTAATGCACAATCTAACACTGTAGTAGTTGTTGTGGTAGTAGTAGGATATATTGCTTCTGCAGTTCCTGCCAAGTCACAATTCAAAGGACTGATACGTTCTGCTGTACCAACTAGTTCACAGTTCAACAATTCTATTGTTCCTGCTAGAGCACAATTAGGAGGCGGTAATGTAGTTGTAGTGGTTGTTGTTGGAGCAAGTGTTGTAGTTGTTGTAGTTGTTGGTACAATCTCAGCAGCAAGTGCTTCTACATCACAGCTACCATTCAATCCAGAATAGAAGAAGTTATTTTCAGCAATGTAGAAGTTAGGAATATAGCTATGGAAACTTATCCAACTCATTGTATTGAAGTTGAATGATAGTGACCAAGACTTGTTGCAGAAATAGTTAGTATCTGTCAAATCAACAACAGTACGAACCACACTGTAATACAAAGTCTCACTAGGCATTACATACTCAGTCTCAAAATAAAACTCGTTAGTTGTAGCATCATACTTGATGTCATTTCTCAAAGGAATATAATCAAGCTTGGTGATAATAACTCTATCAAACTTACTATCGTATACACCATGTAAACCTATAGCATTGAAATGATTGTCTACAGGAACATTAGGGAAATATCTAAGTATTTCAAATGCTAAATGATCTGTAAAGAACCTATTCAATCCTGAACCAAAGCCTGACAAATCTGTAGCTTGATTACCAGCAATCAAGAACACCTGACCTCTCTTAGCATCTACAGTAACCTGTCCTTGTGGTATTTTTAGAAGCATCTTGTGCTGACTTCCTACATATCCCAAGTCTGTTTCTGCAAAGTCTATTGGAGGTGCACTTCTAAATAGTGAGTCATTTCCTACATAAGCTGCTTGAGGATTGCTTGTATCAATTGTCAACAACGTATTGTATAACAATGATTTATTCTCAAACCTAGCAAGGATTGCTCTATTCTGAATACCGTCTAAGCTTGTAAGCTTTCCATAGTTCTGTGGGAAATCAAAGAAGCTTATAGGTCTGTATATCAACCAGTTGTTCACTTCATTATCAACAAAGCTCTGCTGTCTATCAGAATAGATAGCCCTGAATGGGAAGTTTGTATAACATTGGTTGTTGTCCCAGTTTACAGGAAGATGTGTGAACGAATTCTCTGTATTCTGTTTAGAATATGTTGGGTTATAATAGTACGTATTGTCAAACGCAATAGGAACATTACTTTCTTGTACCCACTGATCAGGAATACCTGTACTCACGTGTGGGAAGAAATCACCTTCTCTATTATTAAATGCTTGGCGTAAATCTACGTTAACATTTGATTCACAATAGAATGTAGGAATACCATAAGCAAATAGGTAGAAGCTTCCATCATAATAAGTTCTTCCAGGAGATCCTTCTATCTGAGCATTTGGACAATCAAAGTTGTGAGCTTTGATTGATATGATATTTTTTAATGTGACAGCAGGTGAAGTTAAGACTGTTGTGTAGTTATAAAGAATTGATCTAGCTGAGTGCCAATATTTTGGATAGGCTACATTACCTATCTCATCATAGAACACATCACTATCATCAGGAGCACCCACTCTATTATCTATAAAGAATGGAAGTTTTGTTTTGAAAGAGAACTTGTTAATAAATGTATCTCCTCCAAAAGCTGTAATGATTCTAGATGTTACAGAATTGAATATCACTTGACAACCAGTGTCAATTGTTTCATAAGAATAAATCTGACCCCATTGGTTGTCAAATATATTCTTAATTGATCCATAATAAGTTATAGTGGATATTTCAAATTCTTTTTCTGGATTTAGACAGTTTCCTATTTCAGATAATGTATATCTTGATTTATCCTGAATAACAGGAGTGGTTCCTCCTATTAATGCGTTTGGTGTATTATCAGGATAAGGTAAGCTTGAGACAGAGTTTCCATCTCTAGTGTCTATTGTCTTTATGTATACAGAGGATTCTCTGTTAAAGTTATTAATGTTTAAGTTATCTCCAACATTCTGAACACCAGGAATTAAGTATTGAGCTATATCAATTTGTCTTTGCTTAACACCTAAATCATTATTAATTGCTATAGAATAGTCATACTCTGCTATAGAGTTGTAAGACTTAGCATAGTTCTTTCTAGTTATACCATTGATATAAATAGTCAGATAGGATTGATATGCAGCAAACATTGCTGGTACATCAAAAGGAGTTGTAGTATCTGCTATCTCTTCACTAGATGCAAGAGCATCCTCTTGAGCTTCTATAGTGATGAGTTTATAATTTGCATTCTTACTAACTTGTACAAAATGTGCATTACCTCTTCCATAGATTGCATTCTCAAGTTTCAAAACATTTCCTAAGAAAGGACTACCAAACGATGTGTCTGGTGAGTTGAATACATATCTGTATGGAGAGTTGGTGTTGTTGAATGCATCCAAGTTATCATCACTAACTGTGCAATTTAAAACACCATTCTTTATTTCTTGTAGAAGTGTAATTTCAAACCTTCCAGTTCCACTTACAAATATTGGTTTGGTTACAGAGTTTACAACTACGCAAAATGGAGAAGTTATACCAGAAGGTACAAAAGCTGTAGTTGGTGCAGCTTGATCTGGAGGAAGATATTCAAATGTATTTCCTGTGAATAAACCAGCAACTTTAGAACAAAGTCTCCAAACACCATAGTCTGTAGCTTCTATTGTACCATCAGAAGGAGCTGATAGAGTAGGGAAAGTTGTAGAACAAAGATTAACAGTGGTTGCAGAAGCTACCACCTCTGTACTTAATTCATTTGTATCACAATTATAGTAGCTAATTGTTGTACCAGCAACATTAGTTACAGTGATTTTATACTCCCTACATACAGCATCGTATGCATTGTTTTCTTTCAAAAGGAAAGGGTCAACCCTAAGGTCATTATATGGATAGTTAGGAAAGTAGAATGTATTTCCTTCTCTTTCATACTCACCCACATTTCTCAATATACCTTTTGCTACGACAGATTTATTTGTGTTTCTGTTTCCTCTTACAATCTTGAACCCAACAATGTTGCTCTTTTGTTCATCTGTAAGACCAGAGAATTCGATTAGTTGTTTTATTTGATTAGCATCAAATCTAACACCTATTGGAAACACTGATCTATTTTCAATAGTTAATCCACTGTATGTTCCATCATATTCAATTGTAGGTGTACCACTTTCAAATATTGGACTAACTAATACATCAGGAAACTTATGATGTCTAATTGGTTGATTAGCTAAGTCTCCCCACACTTCTTCATTACAAGGATATGTTTCTGTTGATTCCCAATATGCAAATTCACCATATTGATATGGTGTTGCATTACCAATTGGTTCTCCTGCACCAACTCCTAATACAGAAGCTGTGTTATATATCTTCCAATATGGAGCACTTGTACCATCCCCAACAAAATCAGGATTGGTATTTGGAACATCTGGTTGAGAAAACTCATTAAAGTTCTTTGCTCTACCAGGAATATGAAAACCATCAGTTTGTTTACCGTTTCCTAGTAGAAACACTATTTCAAAAGCATACACCTCATCACGAAGATAACCTCTTAGATTAGCAGAGTTTGCATTGTCTGCATAGTTTTCATCTGCAGGAAGCTTATAAGTCTGCCAGTTTAATGTTATGCCGTTAGCTATCTTCTGATAGTTAACTCTATCTATTGATGTAAGATTATCCCAAACTAATACATCCTGAACAGATGTAAGATCTTGTGCAATATCATAATATGGAAACTTCTCAAATACATCATTAAGTGTAAGTCTTATTTGAGTTTGATTCTGACCAGTGTATGTTATATCTCTAGATGCTTGGTCAATATAGTATGTTCCAACAAGCTCCACTGAGGAGATTGCATTAACTGTCTTTATTACAGCTATATTAAAATACTGGAAATATCCAGTGACATCTAGATTGTTAATTGCTAATTCAATAGCCTGTCCTACAGAATAATTGAAATCAGGAGTGGTAATATCAACATTTCCTATAGAAGTGGGGTTAGTCACTGAGTAATAGGATGTGTAGGGATCTCCTGAAGCATCACTATATTGAATAGCAAACTGGTAGGTACCTGCTACTAGGTTTCCTGTATTGTTTACACCAGTTATGTTTATTTGAGGAATATTAAAATTTGGTTGAACCTTGAGTTTGTTACAATCAAGTTCAGGTGTAACAATAGGATCACAACCTGTGAGTCCTGGAGAAGTGATGTAAGGAAGGTTGTTTAGGTCAAGGAACCTACGTGGATTCAAACCATCTGTCCAATATATTTCTGTTGTACAGTTTGTAATCTTATGTACAGCTTTGTGTATCGGATAGTCAATATTAAAGTTAAGACATTTACCACTTATATATTTACGGTAGACACAATCATTATTATCCATATAACCAATCTCACTATCTCCTGTAGAAGGGTTAGTAAGGAAGAATATATGTTTAGCCTGTTCATTAATGAAGTGTGTGCCTATAAGATGATAGTCTTCAGGAAAGTTTAGACATAGCTCGTTACCTGGCTCATTCTGATAGTTAACAGAGTTTGAGTCAAAGTTTTCAACAGCAGCATTCAATGCATAGGTTAATTGACCTTTAGGAATCTGATTAACAGTTCTGTCAAGGTTCAACCCTGTTTGAGCAGCAGTTCTCTCCTGAATTATATTAGTTGTTCCTTCTCCAGCCATATCTACCTACTCTGTTTGGAAGTTCATACATATTAAACCTATTAAGGTCATTCTTAATTCTGCGTTGCTTAGTCCAGGCATCTTGTTTCTTGATCTCGATGTCTGCCATTATGAAAGCTTCGTCAGAAAGGTTTTTATAGTAACCTAACTTCTTTTGGATTTGATCAAACGTTTCATCATTTATTTGATTTGCCAGAGTTTCAAAAACTTTATATTTAATGAATGCTTCAATATATTCCCTGATACGAAAGTTATCTGGAATCATTTGGTTATCATTACCATCATATGCTGTAGCATAGAATATAAGATGTACAACACCATTTCTAAAATTGGTAACAAATTTATTACCTCTTATGTCGAATGAATCATATCCTGCAGATCCAGGAGTGAATTCGTGTAATGGTGCAGGGGCACTTACAAATTCCCAAGCATCTGTATAACTAACATCACAATTACCTCTTGCAGATATTGTTCCTGGTTTCAACAAATATGATCTTTGGAAAGATCTTGTCATTTGCTGATTTGTTTTGAACACAGCTTGAATAAGTTCAGGCATACATGTTCCATCACAACCAGGGTTTGTACAGTTTAAGTTAGTACAAGGTTGACCTCCAGAAATAACAGGACTAACCTGAATAGTGGTTTGGTCAACAGCTTGAGAATAAAAAGAGTTTGGTGTTTGGTAAGGATCCTGAGGAATCTCTGTACACATCCACGCTTCTCTTGCAGCATAGAAGTTGTCTGGAAGCCTAGCTTCAAAGTCTTCAATGTACAAGATTTGTTCGCTAATTACATAAGTTGCTCTTCCTAACTTTCTAAGACATTTGTCTAGATAAGTAGGGAACATCAAGTCATCCACTGCTCCTGTATCAAAGTAGGATTTAAGTTCCTCCTTAACAGTAGAGTAGACTGGTTCAGGGCTGATAAAATTATACTTATAGTAATTTGACATCTATATTATTTTTTCCATTCACGATAAATATGTTGATATTTGTCGTTGGTTTTTATGTAGTGCGATAGAAGTCTGGAGGTAGTTCTTGATGGTTTGAAATACCAAAGATCTGTATGTTTGAGTCTAGCTGTTTCTTTAAACCAAACCCATCCAAAAAAGTAACCTTCTGTATGATAGTTGAAGTTGTAAATAACCTTTCCTTTCTCTTTAGTTCTTTGCCAGTCTATAGGAAGATTGACAAACTCTTTTCCATCAACACCTTTCATCTTTCTTCTCTTCTTTTTGTTGATAGAAAACTCACCAAATCCAAAAGGGAGCTTTGCTCGCTCTCCAGTTTCTAATATGTAATTTTTGAAAGACTCGTTGAATGTGTAAACAATGTTTTTCCACTCATCAAATGAAATCTTTACCTCAGGATGTTTCTTACAGAAGTTGTTATAGTTTTCTCTACTTGAACTTCTCCAGTCTATTTTTACTCTCATTAGCTAGTTGGTTTAGCATTTGGTGCTTGACCATCTACGCCATCCTGGGTCATATCTGTTTTAATTCTGAAATATGTTGCTAACAATTTTTGTGAAGTAAGTTCTAGAACTTGCTTCTCTAAGTACCCAGGAACAGCATATGGTTTATCCAATGGATTCTTGCACCATTCTTCGTTTGTATATTCTTTTCCACAATCACATTCTGGAAACATAATCTCATTAGGAACATCTTCCTCAAACAAAGCAGAAATTCTTACTGTCTGAAGAAGTGGATTGCTAACATATAGATATCCATTCATTATCCAGTAGTAGGTTTCTCTTTTTACAATTGGAAGCTTAATCAAGTTAACATATCTGTTCACTGTGATTTCTTTAAACTTAGTTCCTCTTCCACTCATAGCATTGATAGAATATACACCTTGGATGATGTATTGATAGTTACCTTCTGCTATACGAGGGAGTTTATACTTGCTCCTTGAGACAGTACAAGGATCAGCAAAGTCACAACATTCAGAAATAGGAACTTGCACCATTTCTAAACAAGGAATGGTGGTAAACAAAGTATCAGTAGCCCAAAGCTTCCTGAGGTTTGTTTCTCTTTTGATTAGTAAAAGAGAATTATTCTTAACTTCAGATGCAATAGCTCTATCAGTGATAAGGTTGTCTGTTGACAACAACTTATGCATTGAGCGTACATCTGAAACTAATTTTCTTAATGTTGACATTATAAATATTGTTTGAATATGTTTGTCATTCCGTTATCTTCTTCTATTAGGAATGCAGTAACTTCAGCCTTCGCACACGTGTATCCATTCTTTTCATCCCATGAACTTTTAGCACTAGAAAAAGCTGGAATTTGATAAAACTTGATTCCATTAAAATCCTGACTCAACTCATGATGTTTATCTCCTGTGAATATGTAGAAGTTGGTATGATAAGACCATTCATCTCTATATTCCATTGGAAAGATTGCAGCTAGCTTTGCTGGCTTTATTGCATCTCCATGATTGAACATTAACGCACTTTCTCCAAAGCTTATGTATTTTCTATATCTAGGAGAACAATCAAATGTTAACCTATCAGTGTTTCTAAAGTAGGTTTGCAACCATGTTATTAGATGCCATCCTACATACTCATCATGGTTTCCTGCTACATATACAACATCTACGTTATTTGCATTCTGTAACAGGAGGGAGATCATTTGAACTTCATATTCACAGATCCTTTGGAAGGATTCATGATATGGTAGGATGTTAGTTTGTGGAGTTCCTTTTGTTGTAGTGTTTGTGAACTCACTATTAAACTCATCCGATCCAATGATGTAAATTAGTTTTTCGAGATTATTTGACAGAGTAGCTTGGTTCAAAATTATTTCCACCTTCTCAAGTATACCACCAAATCTATCGTTTATGTTGTTATCACCATAAACATCATACTTGTTGAGATGTGAATCTTGTTTGTTAATCACAAGACAAGCTTCGCTTTTCCCAGTGATGTATTTAGGAGCAACGATATCTGGAGAACATGGTTTGTATTCATTCAAGAAATCTACAAAAGCATTTTGAAACACCTGACCTTCAGTTTTCTTACCAAGCCAAGCCTTTACTTGCCAATGTGGATTTGAACCATTTCCCCAGTAGTTCTGGACATATTTAGTTATTTCCCACTTACTTGTATCAATCTTACACTTTTCAATAAGATCCTCCAGAGAACGAATTTCTTCTGGACTATTGAACACTATCTCACCTGTACCCTTGATTAAATCTTCCTCAAATCTTACAACAGCTTCTTCAAGCTGATCTATGTAATGTGAAACCTCTGCCTCATTTCTTACCACCTCACTCTTTCTAATTTCTTTTAATAACGCATCCACCTCATCTTCTGTAATCCCTAGTTTTTCTGCATAAAACTTTTTACTTTTCTTCCAGTTTAGCATTTGTTGCAACTGTTCTAAGAGATGCTGGTTCCCTACCATTGGACTAGATTTTAGTTAAAATTACAGTAAAGGTACGAACAATTTTTGAAATTCTCCAAATTTATTTAACCAAATAGATTATCTGTAATAACCAAATTGGTTATAATTTAAACAAAAACTCCCAGGGTAGAAACCCCAGGAGATACCCTGTAAAACCAACAAAACAGGGTTTTTGATAATTTATGGTGCTACCGTGGTGGTAGTTGTGGTTGTGTAAGAGGCACAAAGGTTAGCTATCTCACAGAAAGCTGTAAGAAGGGAAACATTTGTTGCAATTGTTTGTAATAATGTTTCTGCTAAGGTTACTGGATCCAACTCTGCGTCAATCTTTTCTAAAACCAGATTCAGGTTATCATTAGTATTGACACCTGTATTTGGCAGATTTGGACCATTATAACATATTAAATTTGTTGATATTGGATAGCCAGCAAACCATCCGTTGTTACACTTCTTTGGATATACAGTGTTGACAACCAATGGATTACATGGTGAACCTGGAGTACAAGCCATTTATTTAGAGTTTATTTGTTAAGGAATGTACATAATATAATAGCAAGCAAGAACAGGTTGAATGTTGCTATGTGGGCTTCCACTTCCAGTGTTAGCAATTGAAACGCTAATATTTGAACCAGAGGCACTTGTTAAACCTAAACTTGCTCCACTCAAAGCAGATGAACGCATTGCATATTCTTCTCCTGATGTACCAAATGAGCTTTCTTTAGCAATACTTGTTGTATTTGTAGGAAGAACACCAGTTGTATCAACAGCATCTGCTAATGTAAAGTGGGTGTGTCCAGCATCAATTACAGTGACACCATGTGTATGTGAAGGAAGTTGAGAAGTGTTCAAAGACACAGTGTTTGCACCAGCTGTTCCATTGAGAGCATAGTTAGGGTTTGTAGGGGTTGCTGGATCCACTACTGGATCAAGAGCTCCACCACCTACACCAACAATAGCACCCACAGCAGCTCTACCACGTTTGTCAGGTGTTCCATTGTTACCATTACAGAGGTAGATTTTCTCCCAGTCACCTAGTCCTGCACCTGTTACATCAAAGTTTCCTGTAAGAGGTCCGTAGTATTCAACCACTGTATAAGGAACCATCTTGGTGTAATACTTTGTACCATCAGGAGATACACTAGCAAGGTAAGCAGCAATTAATGTATTAAGATCTGCAAGCTTTACATAGTTGGTATCAACATCTAAAGCAAGAGCTGCAAGTTCTACATCTATGTCACAAAGCTTTGTAATAACTGCTTGCAACACAGCATGTGTGTCTGAAGAAGGCGTAACACCTACTAAACAGTCTACATCATAATCAGCATTCAATGTTGTGATGTCAGCAGCAAGTAAATCAACTTGTACCTGCAGATCACAAGCAGCTTTGATGAGAGCTGTAATGTAGTCATTCAATGTAAACTCACCACAATCAGGAAGATATTGTTGAACAAGATTACAGATGATTAGAGGATCAACAATAGGTTTGATTCCTACACCATTTAAAGTGGATGTAAGAAACTCTATTAAAGAAGATTCTACGAGTGATAGAGAATCACCTGATAGAATACCTAGAGCAGGTACATCTAATCCTGTATATCTCACACACCTATCTGAGACAATCTCAGTGCATCCGTTGTAACAGTTTGAACAAGACATTTGTATAATTTATTTATTGATTAATATTTTAACTCTACTAGCTATTCTTTCTATGGAATATGATCCAGCATATTCTGGGCTACAATACTTGTAAGTAAGTATTCTTTTGTAGTTGAGAAGATCCCAAATCACTGTTCCTGGAACAGGCCAGTTTAATTGAAACACAATATTGTTATATTCATTCTTAGCTAGTTCTGTAAGCTTGCAATCAATATCTGCAAGCAATGCAGGAACGCTAGAACAATCAACGCAATTTGTAAGCCTTGGATATAACATTCTTTATTCTTTTAGTAGCTTGTTTAATAGCATTGTTGCAAGCTGAACATAGACCGTTTATCAATTGACAGCCACATCCAACTTTAACACCGCAGTTTCTACAGTTTGCCATATTAATAGAAATTGTTTACATAATTGTTACCATAGCAATTACACCTATTTGCTATGAATTGGTTTAACATCATATTTGCTTGATTGTACAGTTTATTAGCTGTATCAATAGCACAATTATTTGCAGCAGCAATAGATCCTTGTATGAAGTAATAGATGCTGTTTAGATCAACCATCTGTTGTTTTCTAATAGCTGCATCACATTCCATCATATCAAGCTTCATGAATGCACTATCAAACTTCTCTTGAAGTTGATCAACACGCATTATTGTTTTCTGCACAAAGTTCTGATATGCAGGAGCAACAGAGTATTTAATATAATAAACTCCATCAGGAAGTGGTAACAGAGGATCACCAACTGAAGTTATTCCTAATGAAGCAGTAGTGTAAATGTTGAAGTCATTTATGTTAAATGGAAGGCTGACTAGACCAAATCCTGGAACATCTATCTCTATTGTAGGAGAGCTAACAGGAGGAGCTGCTGGGTAAGTTGATGCATCAGCAATACCCAACGTTTGTACGTTGTATGTAGGAATTACTAAAAAATCTAATTTCAAGTCTGCCATGTTCTTCTAAATAAATAAGCCAGAGGATTTGAGAAGATCCTCTCACCCTCTGGCTTAGGTTATATGATATTGTTTCTACCTCTTATTAAGGAACAAGAGTGGTAGTGCTTGAAGTTGTAGGCCATACAGTGGTAGTTGTAGATGTAGTGCTTACACAAGCATTATCATCAGCAACAAGACCAAGACCAGCCTCAAGAACAGCCTGAATTGCAGCACTCAAAGCTTGAGGAGCAGCAATGATTACAGTGCTATCTTCCTTGATGTAGTCACCCCAAGAATAAGCAGATTTGTCATATTCGTTGAACTTGATGTAGAAGGTATCATAGGTAGTACCGTCAGAAACCCAAGACTCAAAGTTCTCGTTGTAACCTGCCATTCTGTAAAGATGCTTCAAGTAACCTGCTTGATAGCTATAGAAGTTCTTCTCGAGCTGCTTGATCTCATCAGAAGTACCTGAAGGATAAGAAGCACGCTGAATAACTTGAGCATCAGCAACAATGTTACAAGCATCTGCTACGATGAAGTCAGCAGTAGTAGCTGGTCCACTGTACACGAAAGTACGGAACCACATTCTGTCATACTCCCAAGGGAATGCAGCAACGTCACAAGGCTGACCATACTTGGTAAGAGGCTTACCAGAAATACGGAGGATAGCATTTTGATCGTTACCAATTCTTTGGAATTGATAGAAATCGTTGAAGTTGATGTTGTCTGGGTTGTTACCAGGAGCCTGAAGAGTCAATTGATAGATGAACTGATCAATCAATGCAGGTACATCAACATTAGTACAAGGGTCACCACCACACTCGCAACAAGGAGCTTGAACTGTTACAGAACGAGTGAAACCATTGAAATACAAAGTATCAAGGTAAGAAGAGTGTGCACGAAGTGTAAGTGTTACGATATCACCACACTGTACATTCCAACCAGATACATCTGTTACTTGGGTAGCAGGAAGAGGACAACCACTTACTTTGTACCACTCAGTAACGTTAGATTTACAGCTACCATCAACGCAACCAGCGATCTTATCAGAACGCTTTGAACCTTGAAGATATGTGTTTGTTCTACCTTGAGCTAAATAGAAGTATGGTTTAGCAGCGATGTTACCAGCGTTTGCAACACTGTAATCACTCCTAAAGATACCAAATTGACCTGCGGTCAAGTCTTGCGTAGAACCAGAGCTAGGTAGAGAGTTTCCTACTGGAACTACGAAGAGCGTAGTTAATGAAAAATCAGCCATTTTGTGCTATTTTAATGATTAAAAAACTTATTCGTTTGTCTGTATCCTATAGATTGAACTCTGGACAGCAGACTGATTTTCGGTGTACATTGCAAGGTTTTGAACTGTCAAGTCTAGAAGTTCATCCTCTAGATAAGTCTCAAGTTCGCAGTCTTGATTGAATGATGGTGTACCATCAAGCATGATGTATCCCTCTTTGTTAATATACTGAGGATACCTCATGTACATTATGTAAATTTTAGTTGGTATGAACGTACCATCTGTAAAGACACTTATCTGATCAGATGATAAGAAGTTAAAGGTTTCTTGATATTCAAAAGATGGTTTGTAATGATCGTTATTCAAAATGAATTGCAAATCACCATGCTTTGCTAAATCTCTATTAACCCATATCACCCTGTCCTTACATCTTCCTTTATCAGCCAATATGTAACTATCTAAATAAAACATATATTTAGGAGTCAATGCATGCAATGATGCTGCATATTGGTGAACCTCTTCGTTCATTAGAGTAAGATCAAGAGGTTGATGATTATAAGATTCTACTAAACTCTGGAGATCTTCATACCTTTTCTTAAAGGCATCCAATCCCAGACCAGAAACAGTACTTATACCATCAACCTTTTGCTTTATTAATTTAATCTGAGCTTCATTCAAAGCCAAGATTTTATCTTCTAATACTATCTGCTGATGTTCGTTGGTTGATAGCTTATTTAGTTTCTGATCTATCTTGTACAACAAACTATCTACAGGTATCATACAGAAGCTAATTTTTTACTTTTTAATTTTTGTTCTAGGGTGAGTAATTCATCTTGATTATCCTCATCTGCAAGGAACTTTACCAATTCCTCTTCATCAATAGCCACTTCATATTCACCTTCGTATATTCTTCCATTAGGTTTAATTCTATAAACCGAATGTGACAAAGCTTGCTTAACTAAGTCTTTAATATGGAGTAAGTTTTCCTTCATATCTGCAAATCTTCCAAATATCTCAACTGGATTGAGACCTTGGTATTTACCATTCTTGAATTCTGTTTGTTTGAGAAGATTGTCCACTTGATTATACACAGCTTCTTCTTTTGTATCTTCTGTCACTGGTAAACCTAATAAACGAGCAACCTTTCTCTTTTTCTCAGGAGTCATAGAATCAAACTTAACAATAGCTTTATTGATAAGTTGTTTCTTCTTAAACATCACTGCATTTTCAATATCTTCATCAGCTACATAGAACTGTGTTTCTGCTGGAAACTCACCACGCTCCCAAGCTTGATAAGAGCTTGCAATTGTTGGGTGAACACGTAACCAAGCAAACGCTAGTTCCTGTAGAGGAACAGAAAGATCGAAATAATTATCTCCATCTACAAGTTTTACTGGTTGTACATGCAGCACGTCATCTGTAGAAGTTGAGAGTCCATAGTTCCAAAACTTAGAACGTGGTCCAAGATCAATACCACCAAGGGCATCTTGAAGCTTGTCACGAAGAGCTGTTACACGCTCAATCTCAATTTCTCTTTCAGTAGGATCACCAATTCTTCTAATGTATGCAGCTTGTGGATCTAATCCTGTTCTATACTGACCATCAAGTTCTTTGTAAGGATACTTGAATACGCCTGTACCAGGGATTCTTGTTAGACCTTTTTGAGCCAAACCGCTTTGCATTGTCTGCAACTGTGAGCTATTATACTCCTTCTTAATAGTGGAGATTTTTCCTGTCTTACCCATATGTAGTTTATTTTAACTTGGTTTTAATTTGCAGATGGGTCCCATCGAAGGGAATGCGACTGGGAGACACCCCAATCCATCCATCTGTAGTTTGAGGAGAGCCCTCCAAAGGTGGGAGGTAGGGAGGAGGGCTCTTCTCGGTAGGAATTGTCTAGAGATACTATCTCTAGAGAGGTTATTAGAACTGTGGGATTTCCTCAATAAGAACTGTACGAGACAAATCCTCAATGAATACATCGCAACGGTCTTTCATCCAAATCTCATAACCAGGGAACTTGTTAGCAGAGCTCATACCCTGAGACTTAGCAAAGCCTAAGTGGTGACGAGTTCCATCAATATATCCCCAAGTCATTGAAGGTGCACCCTTCATTCTTACTTCACGGATGTTGTTCACCATTGAACCATCGCTCATTGGAGATACATCAAATACCATGAATACAGGAGTAGATTTCTTGTTCTGACCGAATTCAAGGTTAGATTGTGGAAGATCCAACTCTTTCAAGTGAATCAACTCAACACGACCAGTCTCACGAGTAACCATTGCATCGAATGCAAAGTTATAAGTGATGTGCTGACCTTCGCCTTGCATATAACGATTTCCAGAATCAGCCATGAAGGTAAGACCACTGTTCAAAGCGTCATTCTTCAAAGCTTGTTGGAATACGTCAAAACCAGCTTCGTTAGTGTACATTTTAACTCTACGATCTTTAACATCAACCCTTCTGTAGAACAAATCACCAAATACAGAACGAATCAAGTTAGCAGAGAATTCACCACGATTGTATTGTACCAAGTTACCGTTGTTACGCATTCTGTGATAAACACCAGCAGAAGTACGCTTCAATTCTTGCTTGCTACCATTTGTTTTAACAGTGCCTGGCTTAGCCCAAATCATACGCTTAACTTTCAATTCAAGCATAGACTTACGCATCCAGAACTCGATGAATGGTTCCCATTTAACATCGTTTCTTGTAAGAGGAAGTTGATTCCTACGCTGTGGAGCATAAACAAGGATGTCAAGAGGCTTACCAGAAGCATCACGCATCATTTTGTCATCAGCCCACTCAGTGATCTTGTGCTCGAAACCATATGCAGAACCTAAAGATTCAAACATAGTGATTTGCTCACCAAGACGAGGAAGACCAAGCAAATCTTGATCGAACTCACCAATAGCAGCATCTACAAGCTCAAGTTCAATACCATACTGCAAGAAAGTAGAAGATACGAAATCTACAGTAGGATTGTCACTGATAAGAGTGAAAGAATAAAGGAAGCCCATGTTCCAAGGAACTGGATCCTTGATAACATAGAAACGAGGACCATACTGACGAGAACCAACAGAAACGATAGCGTTCTTAGAGAACTCATTGGTATCAAGTACCAATTGGAATTCTTGACCATCAATACCAGGCTTAGACAGCTCAGCTGTAGAAGTAGGTACATCAATGATCTTTGGGAACTTGTATGGAACTGCAACTTGCCATTTCCATGCATCACTGTTGTTGTCAATGTAATAAGGGGTTGACTTGTTGATCATGTCCAAGAAGTCATTGCTATAGAGGGAGCTCTGAGTGTAAAGGCTGATGATCTTTTTGTCATAATCAGCTGGCTCAGTTGAGTGGAAGCTCTCCAGGTGGTTAGCATCGGTAAGCTTACCAACAGCACGCTTATCCATAGAAGCCACCCTAGCATACGTAAATCCAGTTAAACCTGGGATTGTTTGAATTGCCATTTGTGTTATCTTTTAAATTAAAGGTTATAAATAAAATTAAAGGAACCAAGAATTAGGCTTGCTTGATTTACCACTGCTAGATTTCACTGAAGATTTGGAAGCTTGTCTAGCTACCTCACCAAAAAGATCATTTGATTTTTTGGTAATTCCTGTCTTCTGAATTGTGGATAGTGTTGGATCTTTCTCAATTATCTTGAGTAGAAGAGCAACCTTCACCTTCATTTCATGATTTTCAGGACGCTTCAGTTCTAGTATTGTACGGTCAAAGTCTGTGAGTGTTTCTCCAGAGGATGTCTTGTACTTATCTACTAGAAGGAAATCTTGTAGTTCGCTAGCAAGTTTTGGGTTTAGAGGAATACCATCAAACTCTTTTTGTTTGAGCTTATCCTGTAAAACCGTTTGTACATTAGCAACGTATTGCTGTTTGTACGCTTGTTGTTGTTTTAATTGTGATTCTCTTTCCTGTTCCATTTGTTGGAGCTTTGCAGCTTCCTTCTTAACAAGCACCTTATGGTGTTTTGTAGCAACAGTTTCGAGATCACCATAGTTTTTCAGACGCTCCACTTCTGTTGTAATGTCCTCAGCATCAAAGCCTTGGTCTGCTAGAGCTTGTTTAATAACTGCCACCTGATTATTCTCTTGTGACAGATCCATTTCTGAAAAACTCTGTATTTGATTATATGTGCCGAAATAATCCTTAGGGTTAACACCCTTTACAAAGATGGCATCAAAGGCTTGTTGGTAATCTTCACCAAACTGACCAATGAAATTATTCACCACCTCAATTGCACCTTTTTTCTTTTCTAGGTTGAATCTCTCAAGAAATTCCTCAGGAGTGGATATTGGTGTATCCTCTTCCTCATCATCTTTTGAAAAGACACCTAGTTTGAAAAGGTCTCTAGATAGAGCTGTGAATTGACTAACTTGTTCTTCTTCACCTTCTTCCTCATCTGAAGATTCTTCAGGTTTAGCTTCAGGAGTTTTCTTAACTTGTTGTTTATCAACCACTTCCTCTTCTTCCTCTTCCTCATTATCATCTCCATACAGAAAACTCTGTATGTCAACATTCTCTTCTTCCTTCTTTTCTTCCTGAGGAGCAGAAGCAGCTTTTGCAGCTTTCTTTTCAGGAGCTGGAGGAGCAGGTTCATCAATTGTTTTAATGTCATCAGGAGAACCTGTGGCAGTTTCAGGAGACATGAGATCGTTTAAAAGATCTGCATTACCCATTCCCATTTCCATTGTGTTCTCAATGCTAAAGTTTCCAAATGATGGAGTATCTAGATTTTCGGCCATATGTAGTTCTATTTATTTGGTTTTCAGCGTAAAAGTATATTAGAATTAGTTATTAACAAAGACATAGAACACTATATCACCCAATATTCGGGATAATATAGCATTATTATTTTTTACTCTAATCAAGTTTGTTTAGTATAGAGTCATTTATTATCCTGAAACTGCGTATAGGAGCTATGTCTGTAAGGGTGACTTGTTGAATGTCAACACCCCATTTTCTAGCTTCTACCCTCACCTTTTTAGTGAGGATGTTATCAATCTCAGGATCAATACACTGTTCTAACGGTAAGGATATTACAATGTTCTTAATGATAGACTGTGTCATGTCAGCCAAAGCATCCTGAGCATCAAACACCTCAAGAAGGAAAACCTTCACATCAGCTATCTTATACTTGATAACTCCTTTCACCACAATGTTCTGACGATCCTTTGTATAGAGCGATTGGGCTGCTAAACTCAAGGTTGTAATTACAACGTGCTGACTTATCACCTCATCAAATATTGGAAGTTTCACGTGGAACCCTGGTTCCAGTACCTTCTTAAACTTACCATTCCTCAATAGAACTGCTTGTTCATAGCTAGGAACAATTACAGCAGGTATGATGTAATTCCACCACGAAGTGAGCAGATCTATGAGTTTATCAAACATTATTTAGATTTTTTGTTCCTACCTTTAGCATTCTCCTTAGCAATAGCTAGATCGTTTGCTTGGTTTTCTCTAGCTAGCTGTAGCTTTTCTCTTTCGAGCTGTAGCTTTTCAGCAGCAAGTCTGTTCTTATTCTGTATGTCTGACATCTTAAGTTGATAGTCTTTAGCTGCAGCAGCTTCCTCACTAGCAAACTTACTTGCCTCTAACACATCAGGAACAGCGTTTGCATTAGCATCTTCACTCTCCACTCTACCAAATCCTGTAGCTTGAATGATAGCAATCTCTTTCTTGTTGATTCTGTCAAGCTCTTTCTGGTAGTTGTCATTTGCAATTTTCTGCTCATTAGCAAGCTGTGCTTGTTCCAATTGAGCTTGTGCAATTTGAGCTTGTTGCTCCATTTGCTGCTGTTGCTGTTGCATCTTCTGATCTTCCAACTGCTGTTGTCTATCCTTAAGCTGCTTGAATACCTTCTTCATTTGTCTCAATGAATCAGTAGAGTAAAGCTCAATGATGTCATGTAGAGAACCACCGTTCTGAATAACAGCTTGAGACAAGCTTCTGATTTCTTCAAATGATTTCTTATCTTCAGGTCTATTAGTTGCAAACACTTTCAAATCACGGAACTTAAGATCTGTACCATTCACTTGTACAAATGCAGACTCTCCATCTGAAGTGATATATGAAATAGTTGACTGAGGCTTCTTACTTTCTACATACAAAGAAGCATCAATGATTGCTTGGTACAATTGACCAAGAACATATTCATGTGCTACAAACAATGGTTCTGTTTGAGCATATGATTGTTGAATTGCAGCTTGTGTACCTGTAGCAGACTCACTAGCTGTAACAGAACCAAGTCTTTGTCTTGTCATACCAATCAATTCCCAACACTCATTCTTCAACTGCATAGCAAGTTGATATCTAGATTGAATCTCCTGCGTACGTGTAAGATCAATATCTCTAAACTGATTGAATGAGCTTGGGCTCTTGAGGTTCTCAGGAGAGTCATCAATAAATACCACACCTCTATTTCTAGCTTCCATTTCCCAAATGTCAAGAGCATCTTGTGCATCACCATCCTTTGGAACAGGAACGTGTCTAATAGATGTTAGATAAACCTTACCCACTTCTTTCTCAAGGAGTTTGTAAAGCTGGTTCATACATACGTTATACAACACTTGGAAAGGTTTCATCAAGTCTACAAGACTCTTAGCCTCAGTGTTCTTCACTTCATAATTAATACCAATGATTGGACAATAGTTAAGAAGCTTGAATGGTTTGATGTGATAGATATCTGGTCCAACCTTAATTCCCTGATACCACTGATTAATCCATCCCCACTCTAAGCTTTGTTCTGTAGGAATAGTTCCACTCTTGTAGTTTTCATCTACTAATGTAGACTGTTCGTTTCCTAATTCATCCAAGTAGATAAGCTTACCTATCTTCTTCTTACTCAACCAATAACATCTCACCACTACATACTTGTATCCAAATGAAGACACATTTGATGTTAGTCCTAAGAAATCTTTTAGACCATCATTGTTCTCCTTCATTTCACTTTCGATAATCATACGAGTTTGAAGAACTAGTGGATCATACGTATCGTATGTCACTGAATCAATGCCTGGTGTTACGTTAGGGTTACCTAGGTTGGATTCACGAACATTAATAAGTCCGTAGTCTTGGAGAGAACTTCTTAGATGGTCTATTTCTTCCTTTGTAAGATCAGGAACACTTTCAATAATTTCAGAAAGCTCCATCACTTGCACTGTACCAGCAGCATAAGCACCTTGTGCTCTACCTGTTGGATCAGAAATGTATTTTCTATCTGGTGTTGTTAAGAACCAAGTGTTCTTAGGGTTAGCCACTTCAATGTTATATCCCACCTTTGAGTTATCCTCATAGATGTGGTAGTATTCACGAGCAGATATCAACATGTCTCTGAAGGCATCTTCAGACTTCTCTTTGATATTGAACTCAGCTTTTGTAGCTGTAAGAATGTGGTTAGCCCACTTCTCTGCTGCTGAAGTGTAAGAATCAAGTTCATCTTTCACTTCCTCAAGAGTCATCTGTTGAAGTTGTTCTTCATCTATCTCTTGTCCCTGAAGAGCAAGATTCTCTTGTATCTTTTGTTTAGCTTGAGTGATAACGTAGTTTTGAAGAATATCTGTTTTAAATTCAAGTTCTTCAGACTGGCTGTCTTCATCAAATGCTTTAATCCTGAAACCATCAGGACGCTTTGTTATCTCTCCAACAAGCTCGTTAATTGGCGTGGTGATGATAGAGTAGTGTTTCACATATGCAGGTAACTGTAGGTCAGCTGTGAGCATATCAGTGAAGCTTCTCACTTGAGGTTCTTGATAGAAATCCTCCATACGAAGAATACCTTTTACAAGGTCATAGTTCTTTACAAACGTATCTCTATTTTTTACATACTCAGCATAAGCTTTGTTGGCAAAATAGTCCATTGTGTTTTTAATCCAGCTCTCATCTTTTTTCTCCTTCTCAGTTTTAAATTGATCAGGAAAAATGTTCAGATAGGCGTATCTGATAGTAGCGTCTTTCGTATATCTTATTATTGCCATTATGTAAAAAGTTTACGTTTGTATTTACTTGATCCAAACATTCCTGGTGATTTTGTGTCAAACAATTTTATACCACCACCTCTGTTTGTGAATAATGCTTTCACTCTTTCATCACCGCTTCCTCCAACTCTACCCATAATTGGGTCAAGTTTGAGAGCCTGTGCTATTGCTAGTTCTGCTGCTACAATACGGTCAAAGTTTCCTTGATCATGGTATTGTATTATCTCCTCTAGAAGAACAGGATCAAACACCTTGCTCACGCCTGTTATCTCTCTAATCAGGTTTCCATTATCGTCCTTCTCTGTGTGTATAACTTCTTCCAAATACTTCTTCAAGCAGTTGTGAAGATAGTCAATTATCTTTTGAGAACTTCTATGTATACCATATTCACGTTTAACTGTGGTGTTTGGTACAATCTCCATCAACCATTGAGGTTGTTTCTCAAGATAGTGAGCGTCTCCTTTTGCTTTCATATATTCTATGAAGGAGATATCATCATTTTCACAGAGCGTTCTAGCATTGTAATACTTGATAAGCAATCTAGCTTGTTCTTCCCAAGTTTCCTTCTTATCAGGTCTAGCTACATACGAAGCTACGAACATATCTTGATATTTCTCACCTGTTAGGTCATGCATTCTTTTATAAATATACACAGCACCTAAAGATGAGCTATATGCAGATTGTCCTTGCCTATATGGGTCAACTCCTGCAACATACAATCCATAAGGAGGATTTGCTACAGGGAACTCATATATTACAACAGGAGCATCCTTCAGATCGCTGTTCTTGAGAGGGAAGTTTGTAATGGGCTGTTTGTCTGAAAACTCATGCCCTATCTTCTCTCCATCAGAGAACAGAACAACAGAAGTACCTGTACGGTCATTCTGAAGAATCCTAGTCTTCTGCCTCTTGGCAGCTTCAATATCAAATATATTAGTGTCCTCGTTAAGGAATATATCATCAACTTCCAATGGGTAGTACATCTTTTCTTTAAGATATGCCACCCTATCTCCAGCCTTCTTTAATCTTTCAAGGTTGGTTGTAGTTATTTGTTTTGCTTTTTCCTCATTGCTAACCAGCATAGGGATATTGTGCAAATCGCTATCAGTTGGTTGCTCAAGAAACGCACCAAGGCTGGAGTCTTCTTTAGCTTCCATCCTATATTTGTAGGAGATGAATAGTCCATGTACTCTAGTTGTATCTTTTTCATTATTGTATGTAAGAAAGTTAAAGTTGTCTACATCGAACATTAAGCTCTTTGCATCCATGAATTTCTTCATATCACCGCCTGTACCTGTAAGAATAGGAGAGCAACCCCATCCAAAAGGTGTGGTGAAACCAGGCACAGCTGCCTGAAATCCTCTGAGAAAATTCCCTTTACCAATCTCATCAATAATTAGTTTTCTTGGTTTTGTACCTGCAATAGCTTCCTCATTATTACCCTCATCAAGGTTACGTATAAGGATTTGGGAGAACGGTATCCTTTCTCCTCCCTTTGTTTTAATACCTAAAGTCACTTGGTTCTTCCAATTATCCTCAATTCTCTGCCATCTCCAAGCTTCTGGAAGGAAGTTTAATCCCTTGTCAATCTTATCTGTAATCAGTTTTATATCTGGAGCATTCAATCCAGCAATAATATTCTGACTGTTTTCATCAAACGTAGCTCCCCATGCTATATAACTAGCCTCAAGAACAGACTTAGCAAAACGTCTAATTCCTAGAATAACTAGCCCTTTCTTCTCCTGTTGAGCCTTATCTATTTCGTTGGTTACTATCCACTCATTATCACGAAGCAGTGGATTTGCATATTGTTGGCTGATTCTACCTCTCTCATCTATGACATCCACTTCTGTGTGCCAGATGTTCAAGTGCCAATATAAAAAGGGGTTGATATACACCCCATTCATCATACATCCATTTAAGCACAAATCCTTATGAAAGTTAAAAAAGTCTCTAAACTCCTCACTCTCTTTGTCAGGAATGCGCTTCTGGTTAATGAACCAGTCTTTATAATCCACACTTTGAATTATGCTCATGATCTCCTACTTTTCAGGAAATCTTCAGCCATTGAGCTAAGTTCTCCCTTTCCCCTCACTTCCACCTTAGCTTCTTCTATTTTACGTAGCTTATCAACCACCTCAAGAAGAGCTAGATAGTTCTTCATTGTCTCCTGAATGAACTTACCCTGTGCTTCAATAGAGGCTATCACCATAGGTAACATTCCTCCTTTAGCTGTAGGCTTCCATTCAATTCTGTCTTTTAGTTCATGCAAGGGATTTGCATCCACATAAGCTTTCCAGGACGTAAGCTGTTGCTCTGCCCAATCAAGCTCTGCATTAATATATGTAGTTTTTTTAATAGCTGTCGCCATCTTCTTCTTCTTTAAACAGACTGTCTAAATCCATCCCCTCTCTCAGTATCTGATCAAGCTCCTCATTGTCTGCTATATGAGGAATATCTAATTCCATCCTTGTTTTATACTTCTCTAGCAGGAACACAAACTCTTTGTCTGACAATCCCCACACTTCTCCATAACCATCTAACGCTGTGGAAAGATGCCTACCCATGTTATAATCAGGATAGGTTTTGTGCAAATCCTCCAGAAGAGTCATGATTTGCTTGTGATAGTTTGGTTTCCTTTTCATAGGCCATTATTTAATCAAGAGCCCTGCTTCCTTAGCTGATAGTTTTGAAAGACTTGGAGCAACAACGTCCTTTAGAAGTTTCTCAATTTGTTCGTTGGCTGCAATCTTCACTTCTTCTGACACACCTGGTGTGGCAACAAGAGCTCCTAATTTCTCAATAACAATCCATGCTTCTACTACTGGGTTCATAACAGTTGGTTTAAGTCGTCATCCGACAGTTTAATATTTATTTTAGCTTTAACATTCTCATCACTACTGTCAGTTTCCTTTTTGTTTGTAGTGGGAATATTGTCAAAGTTTTCTCTTAGCTCTGTGTTCATATACTCCTTCGAGAAGGAAATACCTATGGTGTCCTGAATCTTGTCATTCAATCCTATAATGTCAACATAATCCACCCCCTTATCATAAAGGTCGACCAGTATACCTATAAGACTGTCCAAGTGAATCTTCTTAATAGTGACTTGTTTATCCTTCGCCATCATCTTCCCCTAGGGTGTTTCTTATTTCGTCATACTGATCATCTGTCATCAAAGCTTTCCAATATTTCATTGGGCAGTTACAAGACAGACATTTAGTCTTGGCAGCCAGTGTACATCCACAATTTGTACAATGTACATCTGGTCTAGAGGTGGTGTATTTACCATCCTTCTTCCTGTTCTCTGAGTAGTAGTGGCACTCCTTACAGATAGCCATCCTGCTCTCACTAACAGATTTAATCTGCTCCTTCATATCTGACGCAGGGATCAAGTGATTCTTCCACCCCTCGTAGATCTGTAACAGATTGATTTTCATTGGTTTGTAATTTTGGTTTTAAAACTTCTATACCAGCTAGTGTGTTTGCCAGCTTCACTGCTGCCGAATTTCTTCTCTGCTCTGACAGTGACTCGTCTGCTGCCTGCTTTGCAAACAGCTCAGCCTTACTCAACATCTTCTCCATCCTCTTCTGCGCCTTCTTCTGGTTGAAATAAAACTTACCAAACCCACTGATTTCCAAGCTGTTATTCTCTTGAAGAGCTACATTGGCACTCTGAAACTGATGGTTCACAACTGCCTCAATAGTCTTCTCACTGAGCATCATCTTCACAGACATCATCCTGATGAGATAGTCCTTAACAGACATGCTTATAGGCTTATCCATTGCTTGTAATTTTAACTTCCAACACTACATCATTCTCAAAATCAAGCGTAATTACAGGATTAACCTTTATCTTACTTCCATCCTTCACCAACACCCCCACCTTCTTCAGCTTAGAAATAATATTATTAATCGTAGGAGGAGAACTCTTATACTTCTCACAAAACTCTTCTCTTATATTACCATAAGAAATGTTTCCCTTAACAGCTGTAAAAGCTACCAACTGTAACTCCCTCTCTGTCAGATTGAGACTGTTCACAGCAGACAGAATGGAATAATACCTCTGTGCTGCCTGAAACACATCTGTCTCAGCCTTCTTGAGCTTCTGTACAATTGTCTTTTTAACTGTTGGTTCCATACGTAATTAATACAAAGGTAGGGATAAATAAAACACTGGCAAATAACCATTTATGTTATTTGTAAACACTAATGCTATATTATGCTCAAATTAATCGTTAGGCTTCCAGAACACAAACACAATGTTAACAAAGAACAAACCAATTGTCACTTCGTCCTCAAAACTACCATCTTCCAACATGTGTCTATCAGAGAATATTCCAATCTTATAAAAGGGAGACTGAAACGTATTAATCTCTAAACCAATATCCACCTGAGAACATCCCTTAAAGCCCATGAACAAAGCTAGAAGAAGAACAAACAAAACACCAATGATCCATACCATAGCTATTCTATATTAAGGAGGTTAATAAACATTCCCACCCTCCGCCCTCAAAATTAACCCCTAGGGGATATACAAACCAAATTTATTTTTCATGGATGTCCCAAGTTCCTCTAGAACACACTACAGACCTGCGCAAAAATTTTTTTCCAAATATGGGGGTGTACCGTATAGAAGGGAGAGAGGGCTACTCCAAGCTGCAGACCCTATGGACAAATTGGGAGTGGGATAGTCCCCCTACTCTTTTATTATTAACATTTTAAATCGAAAAGCAAATGAAGAATTTTGCAATCCACAGCGGTAACTTCTCAACAGGAAAAGGTAACTTCACAGGTTACACAGCATTAGGAGAAAGACTTTTCATCCACAAGAGCCAAATGAATGGTCTTGGTTGGACAAAGCAGGAAGACGTAAAGTTTCCATTCTATGCTATTGGTGCAGTTAGACAGATTGGTCAACTTGACGCAAATGGTCAACCAATGGTTAATGCAGACGGAACACCAGTTCTTAACGACAGACTACAAGCATTGAGCATCTTCCCAAACAAAGAAGCTCTAACATCTGCTCACGTAGACACAGCAACTCTTGACATAGAGATTAAGCAAGCAGTTAGTGCACAAGCAAAGAGTGCAGGCTTGACAGAATCTGCTATCAACAGCTTGCTTTCTGTTGCCATCTAATTCAATTGAACTCCTCACAACAGCGTGGGGAGTTCTTTTGTTATATATAAGGGTGGGAATCAACAGATTATGTTGAATTGGGTGGGTGAATTATGGATGTAAATAGGAGGGTGTGTCATCATCTCATGCCTATTACTACTATATTCAGACATCATCAATAACACATTATACAGACAATAGATATAGCTTTAATATGCAGTTGGCTCTCTACATTATGGAAATGTAAAAGATAAGGGAGAGATGCCATGTTTACATGGTTATTAACAAAGGAAATGAGGGTTCGAGTCCCTCCAGCTGCACAAAAATATTGCAACCGATAACGCCTGACATTTCTATGTTGGGCTTTTTAATGCACCATTTCAGCTTCCCAAGGGCTGACAGATTGTAATAAGGTATGTATAATCCTCTCATGCAGTAAGCATTGATGATTCTTTACACTATGAGAACTTATTACATTCTGAGTGCAGAGGGATTTCTGTTGCACATGGAACACATAGAGAATACAATCTAGGCAACAGTGGGTTGTATTTTCATTAAACTTATTTCCCACAGATTGGATCAGTAATAGAGCGACAGTTCTATTAAGGGAACACTAAATAGTAGAATTTAGGGGTTCTTACGTTATATATGTTTTTCTACTGACATATATGAATGTTGTGCAGGTTCGATTCCTGCTTGTGGGGCTCATTTATTTACACAAACCAATTAAAACCAATTAGTTATGACTGTTATTTTCGATAGATTAATGAATGGCTGTATGAGGGTGTATATTCACACGTTCTCAGCTGTTGACCAAGCTAAGTTCACTAATAAACTTTATTCACATTCTGAATACGATACAAATTGGTCTCGTAAGATTTCTGAATGGATTGATAAGTCATATTGTAAGGATTATATTAAGGAGGATATGATTGGTCATGATACATGTATTACAGTTCTTACGTTCATTGATATATCATCCACCACTGATTTCATACAAGAGCTTAATGGCTATTTTTATGATAATGAAGATAGTTCTTATGCACATATGGTTAAATTTCAATCTATTAGCAAAACTAGCTAGCACATATAGAGCTCAATCATTCTATTCACAGGCTTTATGTGTTAATAACAACCGAACCACGCGTATGGTCTACGGATCAGGTAGTGGGGAATAGATGCTTCAACCAGCACAACGGTACAGAGAGGGTAATCAGTCCTCTCAATTCTTTTTTCCTTATCTTTGTGCTAAAACCTATTAACATGAAAAATACCAACCAGTCTTTATTAGTTTACAGCGTTATTATGTTCTTCTTGACAACCACTATTCTTATGCTTATTATTCTTAAGGATAATAGACCTATGTATGTTGAAGAAGCTTATGTTCTTAGTATTCTTGTATTTGCAGGATATGGGAGTTCGTTTCTCTCATATATGACATGGAAAGAGTCTAAATCATTATAAGTCAGTCAGTTGAGTTTTAAGAGTTATTCGCCCTGTATGTCCATATGGGGCTCTTTTTTGTTCCAACATTAATATAGCATTATTAACCATTTCAATTATAATCAAATGAAAACCATTTCACTTACACCAACAGAGTTTTATTCCTTTAAACAAGTAGCACATTTCTTCTTTGATATGTATGTCAAGAGTGGATTTGTACATGTTACAGCTAATGTTGATCATTTAGACAGTATTGGCTATTAATAATAGGCTTATGAAAAAGATATTGAAGTTCTTAACATGGCTTGAGCAATATAGGCTCAAGCTCATGGAAAGAGCAGGCAGAGGTTATTAGTTCGACTATTGAAAAGGGGGAGTTCACATTCCCTTGTACCCTTGCACCAGGGTTGGGTTAGACATAGATTAGATGGCTTATTCTTTCCCCTTTACCATTCTCGGTGGTTTTGAATTTGGAATTAATCTAATCAGGTGGGAGGCTACTGCCAGAGTGTAGCAAAACTTTTTAAAACCATATAAACCAATCAGTTATGTTTATTGAAGCACTAATGGTGTTCAAGAGCTACAAACCTCTCAAGCTTGAGAAGGGAATGTTGTTCATTGTACAGCAACCAAGGTATAAAGAAATAGTTAAGCTAGACAGAGTTCCTGCTAATGAGGAGGAATATGTTAAAATCAATGGCTATCCTGTAGAGCCATATATAATTGATCTTGTCAATCCTAATTTACCACAAAATGAGGTGATTCTTGCCACACCAGAGCAAATAGGCTGGTTTGATGAGGGTGAATGGTGTGATGAGTTATGTGATATTGAGGTGAGACATTTCAATAGGATAATAGAGGGCTATGATGGGTATGTTCTTATTGAGGTGGATTATCATGAGGATGAGGATGATGAGAACATGTTGTCACCAGTATTATACAATAACAAGGTGACCATATCATATGCTGATCTAGAGGATGAATATGACGAGGATGATGATGATGATGAAGAAGAATATGATACACACACAGAAGACAGTTTTGACTAATTAAATCAATTAAACAATGAAAGCAATTCTAATCTATTTAGGTTTGGCTGATGAGCCTATGCCTAAACAACAACATATTCAAAGATTTCGTACAACGCTTCCTGAGGAGCAACTATCATTCCAAGAATGGTGTGATACATTACGTGTTTCTATGCTCCATGGAAGACAAGCAACATATTTTGGTTAACAATTGGTGGTTTAATGGTGGAAAACAGCCTCAGGAGTGATTCCTGGGGCTTTTTCTTTTCTTTAAACAGCTTAAAATCAATTACTTATGTGTATATTTTGCGAAGCAACTGAAGATCAAATAAAAGAATACGGAGAAATATTTGGATATCCAGACTGTTGTATACAAGAATATTTATCAGACATTAAGATAATGTATGAGACAGGAGAAGATGTGCGTAATGATGATCAAATTAGTATTGCAAGAACAACAGCAGGCTTTGTACCATGTAAAATGCATGCAAAGCTTATTGTAAATAATGAGATTTCTCCTGAAGAATTAGTTATAAAACGTAGAAACATCAAGAAAGCAAAGAAGTTAAATAAAAGAGTTTTATCTTCTCACATTTAAACATTGAAAGCATGGCAAAGAAAAAAGAAACTTACTTAGAAGCAGCTAAGAAAATAGCTGTAAGAGAATTTTTATTCAGTCATTTTAAATTCAATAATATTGTAGGACTAGCTGGTCCAGATATTAATGAGTATTTAGCTAAATGTAAAGAGAATGGCTTTAAGAACATCATTGTATATGAAAGAGATTTAGAGACAGCTGTTAAACAAATGCAAATTGTTGACAATCATAACTTTCAGTACAAAATTGGTGACATATTACACGCTAATCCAGATTTGGATGATACTCTATATGATTTAGATTATTGCGTAACAGCACGTTATATGAAGGAGCATATTGCTAAGTTTAAAAAGAACTTCATTATGACATTCTCTAGACGTATTAAAGATATAGAATCACTAGCTACATTCTTTAAAACACGTGGTGAGAAAGTGATTAAAGAAATTCAGTCACAGCATCCTATTTTACACACTGTGTATGAAACACACAATGGAGGAGTATATATTTATACACCTTACAGAGACACATCAAACATGTTTTGTATAGCTAAAATTAAATAAAATGAAAAGAAAAATCAATTTTTACACAGACCTTCAGAATCAGACACTAGTTAAGGAATTGCACAAAGGAGTATCAGTTAGTGAAATAGCTAAGAAATATTCTAGTTTGTGGAATAGACCAAAAGCATCTCTTTACATAAAGGTTATGAAAATGAGAGACAACCCAACATCTACACGTGTAGCTAAAAAGGGAATAGAACTTCCTAAAGGTTGGTCATTTGACATAGCTAATGTTAAAAGAGTAGTTTTACATAACAATAACAGTGTCACATTATACTTCTAATCATGAGAGAATTACTAATCGATTCTATTCTTGACTTATCAGGAGATGAGTATGAGACAGTTAATGATGTAATAGAGCTAGCCAAAGAGAACGAATTACAGCTTGTTGAAAGACTAATAGCTGTAGCTTGTTTCTATAGGGACCAGCTCGCTGACTGTTAATAGTCACCAATAAATCCATATATATGTCAACACTATCAGTTTATTCCAAAGAGCACAATTACTCACCAATTGAGAGAAAACATTTTGTTTTAGCCAGTAAGTTAATTGATGCTATTTTCAGTGAAAAGAAAGCACAGAGGAATTTGGTAGTTGAGAGAGACAGATTCATCTATGTTCCTTCAGATGGAACTAGAAAGATGGTCATTAGACTAAAGCGTCTCTCCTAAAAGCAAAAAGGGAGCATGTAATGTGCTCCCTTATTGTTTTTCATAGATTGTGGATTATTTCTTAGACAGTACAGACCACACACCACCAATAAGGGTGAGTAGTGCACCAGACAATTCTACATAAAGAGATTCATCAATGTAGCCTTTAGCTATAACAAGACCACCAATAAATGTAAAAGCGTGTCTAAGAATACCTAATACTTTTTCTTGCATAATTAAACATTTAGGCGTGCAATATATGCAAATTAAACCAAACCACCAAATTTAAGCCATGAAAAGACTAATCAAGTTAATTAGATGCAAATTATTAGGCCATAAATGGAGAATTATGTATGTTTACAGTATAAAAGCTCACGTAAAATGTGATAGATGTGAGGCTACCAAGGACGATTATATTGATGAATTCATAAAGTTTGAGCTATGATGTACCAAACCATACATGAAATTATGAATCCTTTTGATGTAGAAACACCATTAGGATATGGTGTTGTACTATTTATGATAGCAGGATCTATTCATTCCAATCCACAGTTTATTGTCAGATTGTACAATACAGGAGATGTTAGAACAGTGGATCAGAATGATATAAAGATATATGGTAATCCTACAGCAGGTGAATCATTATTGCCAAAATCAGTAGTATAATTCGGATTTATTTCGAATTACATGTATATTTGTAACATGAATCAGTGCTTAATATATGGGCTCAGGTGTCCTAAGACAGATGATTACAGATATATAGGTAAGAGTAGTTCTGGTATGTCAAGAGCTAAAACTCATTTAACATTCTCACACAACGAGTCTGTTAATCTTTGGGTTATGGAGCTAAGGGAACAAGGTTTGTGTCCATTGATAGATGTTCTTGAGGAATGTAACGAGGGTGATTTACTAGCAAAAGAGAAGTTTTGGATTCAGTTTTATGAGAGTGCTGGTTGTAATCTATTTAATGTTACTAGATATGAAGGTGCTGCTATTAAAAAGTTACAGCAAGAGATACTTGAAGAACAACAGAAACTAAATGACATTCTACAGGGTGTAAAAAATGAGGTGAATGAGTTGTCCAATTTACACACATTTGTAAGAAATAGGAGAAAGAACCTAAAGATAACACAAGAAGATTTAGCAGAACTGGTTGGTGTATCAGAAAAGACAATACACCAAATTGAGAAAGGAGAAGGGAATCCTTTACATTCCACTGTTCTAAAAGTGTTAGATGTATTAGGATTCAAACTTGTCCCTAAACTTAAATAAAGTATCATAAAAGGTAATATAATACGGATTTTGTCCTTTAAATAACACATTATGGATAAAGAACAACAAAAGAAACTACTAACAGAAGTAATGAATGATGATGCTAAGGATGGACTATATGAAACATGGGAGGATATAGAGAAAGAGTATTTGAAGGAAGAGTATCCAGTGTTTGGTGGTCCTTTTAATGCAATGTCACCATTTGAATGGTTAAAGAAATACTATTATTCACCAAAAAGAAAATGAAACATGGAAAACAATCCAATAGAAAGATGTATATTGTGTGACAAGGAAACACAATACAGATTCAATGATCACATTGATTATAGAATAGGTTATGTTGAAGGTGCTGGACAGCTTTGTTTACATTGCTTTAATAACGACAGGCAAAATGAAATGAAGGTTGTTATACATATAGATGAAGATACAATACTAAACACTCCTAATGATATGGAGCTTGGTGGTATGGTTAGAAATTCATATTACAAAACAAAAGGATTATAACATGGCAAAGGCTAAAAAGAAGGGGCACATCACAATGAAGGTTTATGATGATTACAATGTACATTTTGTAATAGATGGACCTGATAATTGGTTAGCAGCAGGACTTGCTGCTGGATTAGAAGATAATAGACTTTCTACCCTTGTTGTTACAGCAGCTGAGGCTTTGTTAGTAGCACATAATGAAAGAAAAGAAAAGAAAGCAAAAAAGAAAGCAGCTCTTAAAAAGAAAGCAGTAAAGAAATGAATGTAATAATTTACGATATAGAAACACTGAAAGAATACTTCTTGGTTGTTTGTCTCATTCCTCAGGAGCCATACAGAGTGTTTAAGGTGAATAGTGAACAGAATGATTTAGATGCATTTGTTAGATTCACAGAACAACATCAAGACTATTACTGGGTGGGTTATAACAACTTACGTTTTGATAGTCAAGTGGTTGAGTGGGTGCTTAGGAACTATGAGCATTGGCATGAGCTGAGCAATCTAGAAATAACATCTAGAATAGCACAGAAAGCTGCTGATGTTATTCATGATGCTAATTATGATGTGTTTCCTGAATATCGTGAATCAGACTTGACACTCAAACAGATAGATCTGTTTAAGATACACCACTTTGACAATAAGAACAGACGTGTTAGTCTTAAGAGACTAGAATTTGAAATGGATCTTGAGAACATTGAAGAGATGCCTATTCATCATTCTAAAGAAGGAATGACACATGATGATATTGTAACTACAACAGGATATTGTCTTAATGATGTCTGGGCTACATATCAGTTCTATCTTGTCACTATTGGTGAGACAAATCATCCTCTGTACAAAGGGAACAACCAAATAGAGCTGAGGCTAGATATTGAATCAGAGTTTGGTATTCCATGTCTTAACTATTCAGATAGTAAGATTGGTGATGAGATGATCAAGAAGTATTATTGTGAGGAAAAGAGAATTGATTACAAAGAACTTCCCAAAAAGGGAACTTTTAGAAAGAATATAGCTGTAAAAAGCTGTATTGCTGACTATGTACAGTTCCAAACACCTGCATTACAAGAGTTCCTCAAGAAGATCAAGAAGATGCATCTTGGTATCCAGGATGACTTTAAAGAGGAAATACATTTCTACAACAATGTATATTCATTCATGAAAGGCGGATTACACACAGAGAACAAACCTGAGGTGTTTGAAGCTGATGATGAATATGAGATTATTGATTGGGATGTAAGCTCTTATTATCCTGCTATTATTATTAACAATGGTCGTTATCCTGCACACTTGGGTAAACAGTTTCTTTCTGGATATAGAAAGATGTTTGAAAAGCGTCTTGAGCTAAAACCACTAGCAAAAACTGATAAGCGTATTAAAGGTATCGTTGGTGCCCTAAAGCTTGCAGTAAATAGTGTTTATGGTAAAAGTTCAGACATGCAGAACTGGATTTATGATAGGCAACTAACTATGTTCACCACTATTACGGGTGAGCTTAGCTTGATGATGCTTATTGAGGCATATGAACTTAAAGGTATACATGTTATATCAGCTAATACAGATGGCGTAACTATTCTGATTAAGAAAGACCAACTTGATGTAATGAATTCAATTAATGCATGGTGGTCCACTCTCACTCAGTATGAACTAGAACGCACTGATTACAAGAAGATTATATTCTCAACAGTTAATGACTATCTAGCAATTAAAACAGATGGAGAAGTTAAAAAGAAAGGGGATTTCCTCACGGATTTTGAATTACATAAGAACAAATCAGCCAGGATTGTGCCTTTGGCTCTCGAACAATATTATGTTCATAATATACCTATTGAGCATACTATTGTCAATCATAGCAATATCTTTGACTTCTGCTTAAGACAGAAAGCCAGTAAAGACTTTCATTATGAGGGACTAAATAGAGCTAAAGGTGAGAAAACCATATACAATAAGCTGATTAGGTATTATGTATCCAACACAGGAGAGAAGCTGCTCAAGGTGAAGAATGATGATAGTGATAGTGGTGCAGCAGATGTTTCTCAAGTGGAGGCTGGTGAATGGGTTTGTACAGTTTGTAATAATCTACCAAAGACTACTGATGTAGCTACAGCAGGAATCAATTATGATTATTATATAGAGCGTGCAGAGAAAATCATTCATAAGATCCTTTATAAAGGAAAGAAGAGAAAGGTGAATGTAAATCCTAACCAATTAAGTTTATTCTAATGGAGAAGATTACAAGAGAAAATCTAGCAACACATCTTATTGATTTCCAATTGAAAATGATTGGAAAGACAATAGATGATATCAAAGATGATCCAGAGTGGTATTATAACAATACACTCACTCGTGAGCAAATCACAGACTTTAATGTATATGCCCTACCACTAATCAAGAAGGTGTATAAGTGTAACACAAACAGAGCTAAGCTAATCCTTAGCATGTTTGATTTAAACTATGGGCTTCGTGTAGTTCCTACGGAGGAAGAAAGAAAAGATGTTATAAGTAGATTAGAATCGGATGCAAATCCAGACATGTTTGACCGTTAAAATCAATTATTTATGGGATCACAAGCATTTACCACCTATTCAAGGGGTAAGAACGTTAAAGATGCGTACAATAGAGCTGTAGAACAAGCTGAAGCAGAATATGGACATCAGGATGGATACAGTGGACAGATTAATTCTTCTGCTGGATTTAGTGACATCACTCGTGAGTTCAAAAACTATAAGAAGTCTGTATCTCTAGAACAGTTTATCGATGAACAACTAGACAAGCTCAGCAAGTTTGATGGTGCTCGTGCTGTATGCATACAAGAACCAATAGAAAACAAAAACAAGACTAAGAGCCAAGTGGAGCATGTTGTAACTCCTGGTACAAAGAGATGGGTGCTTACATACATTGTCTACCGTGGTGAATCTAGAATAGCTAGTGCTGTTACAAAAGGAGAAGCTGTAAAGCGTGCTCGTGAGTATTCTGAAAAGAATCAATGCACCACCACTGTCAAGATGGAAAGAAGACTTGAGAAAGATGCACATGCACTGGTTGCAAAGGTGACATACAAACCATCATCCACTGAAAGAGAGGGTAGATGGGTGTTCTTTGGTTGGGCATCATGTTAATAAAATTTAAAGCTATGAATGAAGATTTTGAAAGGGACTTTCTGAAAGATTCAGTATATTTGCAAGAGAGAGCATTTGAATTGGAACAGGAAACTAGATTCCTGTTGGAAGATATTAGAGAGGCTGCTAAGATATTTGTCGTGAAGAAGAAAACCCCAGAACATGAACCTGACATTCTCCCATTTTGAGGAAATAATCAAAAAAGGTTACAATCTTGACATTGTATTCCTGCTCACACTAGTTGATGAGCAAGAATGTGACATAAAAGAATTGTGCTATGAGAACCCTAAGCTATCCCTACTCTATCAAACTCTCATTAGGAAAGGTTTAATCACTGAAGAGTGTAAACTTACATTAGAAGGGAAGTCTCTTATAGACTTCCTTTCTAGTCCTATAGAGACAAAGATTAGTAGGAAAAAGCCTGCTAACAGTGATTTTGAAATGTGGTGGAAAGCCTATCCAGGTACTGATACATTCACACATCACGGTAAGACATTCAAAGGCACACGTGCTATGAGGGTTAAGAAGGATGAGTGTAAGATTAAATTTAACAAAATACTGGGAGAAGGAGAATACACTGCACATGATCTTATTCAGGCATTAGAGCTTGAGGTTAATCAAAAGAAGGAAAACTCTGTGAAGAGTGGATCAAATAGAATGACATTCATGCAAAACAGTCTCACCTATTTGAATCAAAGAACATTTGAGGTGTTCATTGAATTGATCAGAGAAGGACATATTGCAGAAGAGTCTCAGGCTCCTATTAAAGATGTTGATATATGAATATGATAGCAGAAACAATCATTAGCTGGGCAAACAGAACAGATATGAAAACCATAACTGTTGGTATGCTAAAAGATT